GAAATTCGTTCAGCACCATATGAAATATTTGTAAGTTGCGCTCAGGCTACAGATATAGTAATAATTTCAGCATTAACCCCTGCACAACTACAAAGTAGTGCAAACGCAAGTTCAGTTTAACAGGCACAGATAATGGCAACAAGAATAAGAACCATTGATTTCTTACCAGAAATATTTCAAACAAACACTAACGACCAGTTTTTATCTGCGACATTAGACCAATTAGTTCAACCACCAGACTTTAGAAAAGTACAAGGTTATATTGGCAGTAAGTTTGGTTATGGTGTAAAAACAACCGATCAGTATGTAGAAGAACCAACAGTTGATAAAAGAAACTATCAATTAGAACCTACTGTAGTGTTTACTGATCCTGTAACAGGCAAAGTAACCGATGCTATTACATATCCGGGAATCATTGACGCTATTAAATTAGAAAGCGGATTAACACCTAATCATAATAGTTTATTTAAAAATGAATTCTATAGTTGGGATAGTTTTGTTGACTTAGATAAACTAATCAACTTTGGTCAATACTATTGGATTCCAGAAGGTCCTGAAAGTGTTGACATTACAACTACAAGCGTATTACAAGAAGCAACTATTAAAGTTATTTCCAATGTTAATTCATATCAATTTGAAGTAAATGGATCATTACTCCCAACAGAGAACCCAACATTGACACTAGTTCGTGGTGGTACATATACGTTTCAAGTTGATGAAAAAAGTAAATTTTATATACAATCATTGCCAGGTATGGACGGTGTTGATCCAAATAGAAAAAACTTCAGCACAAGAGAAATTAATGGCATAGAATTTAACGGTGTCAGTTCAGGTACATTTACTTATAATGTTCCTACAAGCAATGCAGAAGATGATAATAATTATCCAGGTCGTGTTCCTATTGATTTAGTAACAACATTGAGTTTTGACAACGTACACGGAAGACGTTTATATGATATTAAGAATATTGACGGTGTAATTAATGTTGCAGATAAAACGTTATTGTTCTATGGCACTAATCCTAATGAAAGAGCAATAATTAGTGATTTTTTTGATAGTGATAACTTTGATACTGTTAATTTTGAAAACTTCATAAGAGAACCAATAACTAGTACTATATTTAAGATAACATTAGTTGGAGATCAATTTGATCCAGTTATTAAATTAGTACCATTAATGCCTATTGCTGATAATACTACAATAGTTATTGCTGCCGGAACAGAATATATAGACAGAAAATTTGTTAAGAATAGTTATGGGGAGATATCACTAATCCCATCAAATACTTCTGCAATCAGTACACTATATTATCAGGATGAGGGAAACTCACTTAAGTTTGGTAAGATTAAACTTATAGATGATACAGTCTCAGCAGTTATCGATGTACTTGATATTATTGGACAAAAAGCATATACAAGCCCAAATGGAATAAAATTTTCAAATGGATTAAGAGTAAAATTTGTCGGAAGAGTATTCCCAACAAAATATCTACACGATACTTATTATGTAGAAGGTGTTGGAACAAGTATACAGTTAATACCCAGTAGCGAATTAATTGTACCAGAATTATATAGTCAGGAATTTAGTGCCCCGTTTGATGATCCTGCAAGTGGATTTGACCAAGTAGGGTTTGGCGATGTAATTAATCTACCATATACACCTGACTATATTACAATTAGTCGTAATAGTATCGATAGAAATGGTTGGACTAGGGGTAATCGCTGGTTCCATGTTGATGTACTAAAAACAATATCAGAGAATAATCTATTAAGTCCAATTGTTAACAAAGCACTGACTACTGGAACTAATAGAGCATCACGTCCTATTATTGAATTTTATCCAAACTTAAAGTTAATATATCATGGTACTTTTGGTAAAACACCAGTTGATTATATTGATACAGTTAACACAGATGCACTAAACACTATAGCAGGTATTGATCCTAATATATATTTGCCTGATGGCGAAAATTCAAGTTTATTCGATGGATGTAGAATTATATTTGCAAAAGATAGAAATCCAGAAGTCGTAAATAAAATTTTTGTAGCCAATATTGCAACAGTTAATGGTAGTAGAGTTATTACATTAACCAAAGCAAGCGACGGTGATGTAACCTCAGGTGACCAAGTTATTATTGTTAATGGAGTTACTAATAAAGGTTATAATTATTATTATGATAGCGTAGACGGATGGGTTAATAGTCAAACTAAAACTACTGTTAATCAAGCACCGTTGTTTGATTTGTTTGATAGTAATGGTATAAGTTTAGGCGATGGTAATTATTATCCAGGTACTGATTTTAAAGGTTGTACATTATTTCAATATAGCGTAGGATCAGGTGTTAAAGACACGGTGTTAGGAATACCGATTCAATATAGCGGTGTGGGTAATCTAAATGATATTAACTTTGAGTCTACGTTAAACAGCCAATCGTTCAACTATGTATCCAATGGACAAAGTATCAATGAACCTGTAAATTACGGTTATGTCTATCAGTATACAAATAAAACAAATTATGTTAGAAAATTAGGTTGGGAAACCGCAGTTGATACTAGTTTTCAATATCAAGTATTTGATTATACATATACAAATATTAACACAACTAACACATTTACATTAGATGTACCATTAAGAGATAGTACGAGTACAGCATGGCCAGTTAGTGTAGTATATGTAAATAACACTAGAATTGATGCATATACTACAACAGTAACTAATACTCAAACCGTTGTCGTTATTACTCAAACACTAGCAGCCGGCGACCTGATAACTATATTGGCATATAGTGATGTTGTAAGCAATATAGGTTACTATCAGGTACCTAGCAATTTACAACAGAACCCATTCAATTATCAAGTTACAACTATAAATGCAGGTGACATTAGAGGTCACTATAAGAGTATTTGTAACAATATTCCTGGACTGACCGGTCAATCATTTGGTGCAAATAACTATAGAGACTTGGGTAATCCTGTACCATACGGTACTAGAATTATTCAAAATAGTGCTACAATGGTTACGGCGGCAGCATTTATACGTAGACAAGAAGCAAACTTCTTTAATGGAGTAAACTATAATGCTACTGAGTATGTAAAATTCAAATCATTATTAATCAATACAGTAAACTCACAAGATTATACACCATATGATAGCGCAAGTGATATATTAGATGATGCATTAGATATAATTACTAGTGCAAAATCACAATCTAGTCCATTCTTTTGGAGTGACATGTTACCTAGTAAAACACCAGCAATATCTAATACATATACATTTGCTGTGGGAGTAACTAATACGGTATATCCATTATCAAAAGTCTATGACTTTAACAATGCTAATTATGAATCAGTATTAGTATATTCTTCAAGACTTGTTAATGGTATAATGCAAAACAATTTAATGTTGAAGGGTGTAGATTATTTTGTCAACCCTGATGCACCATATTTAGTACTAAGTGCCAAACTTAATGATGGTGATACAGTTACTGTTAAAGAATATAGTCAGACATATGGTAGTTTTGTACCTAGTACTCCTAGTAAAGTAGGATTGTATCCTGTCTCTATTCCAGAAATTATATTAGACGAGACATACTTAAAACCAACTTACTTCATTAAAGGTCATGATGGTAGTCTTACAAAGATGTATGATACATTTGATGATTATGGTAATATCATAGATTTTAGAGACAAAGTACTATTTGAATTTGAATGTAGAATTTATAATAACATTAAAGTAAATGCTAAAACTCCAATAGTATATGCAGATATATTCCCAGGACAATTTAGAACTACTGATTATTCATACGACCAGATAATGCAGTTATACAAAACCAGTTACTTAAACTGGGTTGGATTAAATCGCATTGATACTGCAAGCCAATACTATGACAGCACTAATGAATATACATGGAATTATAGTAAGGCTAAAAACAAATTAGACAACACTACACTTAAACAGGGTTACTGGAGAGGTATATATTTATGGTTCTATGACACCGCAACACCTCATGCAACTCCTTGGGAAATGCTAGGGTTACCAGTTAAGCCAACTTGGTGGGACGAGCGTTATGGATTAGGACCATATACTAGTGAGAATCTATTGTTATGGACTGATTTAAGTAACGGCTACATATATAATAATGGTGAGTCATATATCGATAAAAATTATATAAGACCTGACTTATTAAGTATTTTACCAGTTAATAGTAGAGGCGAGTTATTAAGCCCGTTTGAATCAGTAATACGTAACTACAATAAAACAACATTCAACAATGATTGGGTTATTGGTGACGTGGGTCCTGCTGAATATAGTTATAGAAAGAGTAGTACATGGCCATTTGACCTAATGCGTATATTTGCATTAGCAAAGCCAGCACAATTCTTTACATTAGGACTAGACTTAGATGTATACAAATATAACTATGAGTTTAATCAATATCTAGTTTACAATAGATTTAGAACTACGGGTAGACAACAACTTCAATTATATGGAAATGATGCCAATAGTGCTGCTCATAGTTATATGAATTGGATCATTGACTATCTAAATCAATATGGCTTACCTGGTACACAACAAGTTGCTAATACTATAACCTATGTAGATGTAAGATTAAGTTATAGAGTTAGTGGATATACAGATAAAAATAAAGTAAACTTTTATATAGAAAAAGGATCCCCTAATAGCACTAATAGTTCATTGATAGTACCGGATGATAGTTATACTATCTTACAATATACAAATGAACCAAATGATACTATTGTTTATAGTTCAGTTATAGTACAGAAGACTACCAATGGATATAAAGTATACGGTAATAGTCAAAATAAAACATATTTTATTTCAAGTATACCTACTAACACTACAAAACAAAAGTTAATAACTGTATTGAATCTTAAAGTTAATATATACTCTGAATACTCAACTCAGGTGCAATATACTAGTTATGGTACAGAATATAAAAATATAACTGATTTGGCTAACTTGCTAGCAAGTTATGGTAATTATCTAACAACACAGGGCGTAATATTTGATGATGTAGAAAATAATACAGTACTAGACTGGAATCAAATGATTGCAGAAGTATTATATTGGGTGCAGACTGGATGGGAAGTTGGAAGCGTAATCAATTTGAATCCATGTTCAAATAAATTCCATATTGAGAAACCAATTGGAATTATTCAACCATTCACATTAACTCAAAATAACTTTGTATTAAATCAAAATCTAATACCGGTCAATTTAAATGATTTGGCTATCTATCGTAAAGATACAACGTTTAAGATGAAGATATTGACTAACGGAGATACAATAAGTTATCTACGTGCGGATACTAGTATTGCAGAACATATCGTTATTTTTGATAATGAAACTGTATTCAATGATGTACTTTACAATTTAATTACAGGGTTGCGTCAACAAAGATTATACCTTAAGGGTAGTAAGACTAATCAATGGGACGGTACACTATACGCACCTGGCTTTATACAAAATCAAAACAACGTAGTTGATTGGAAAGAAAATACAAAGTATACCAAAGGTACGATTGTAATATACAAGCGCAAATACTGGATGGCTAATAAAACAGTTATCGTTCCAACTAATACGTTTGATTTTAATGACTGGTCATTAACTAGTTATGACAAGATTGATACAGGTATATTGGCTAACCCAAATACACGTGCAAGTGAAAGTGAATATTACTATGATACACGTAGAAGTAATATTCAAAATGACGGTGACTTGTTAGGCTTCTCATTGATTGGTTATAGACCTCGTAGTTATCTAGCAGATGCCGACCTAGATGATATATCACAAGTTAACATCTATAAAAATATGATTGCAGAAAAGGGAACATTAGATATAATCAATAGTTTCCAAGGTGCTACCATACAGAATAATGATTTAGCATATACTATAAATGAAAACTGGGCTATTAAGAATAGTGAGTACGGTGGTGTACTAAATCATAACTTTGTAGAATTCACATTAGATGAAAATCTATTGACAGGTAATCCTGCAATCGTAAGTTTAATTAATGGTAATAATGTAGATATAGCAGAACAACAAGTACCATTATATAATATTAAAAACTACGGTCGCACAATAAACACTACTAGTGTATTGCCTACTATAGGTGATAATAGTATTACTAGTTTACCAAGTGCGGGGTATGCTAACTTGGACGATATCACATTATATTCATATACAGTTGAACGTATTAGTAATTTGGTAACAAATTTAATTTATAAGAATGACTATATTTGGATTGCTGATAAACAGGGTGATTGGAATGTCTATACCCCTATAGGTTTAGACTTAATGATGACTTCATTAGTCAATAATTTGAATAACACATGTACAATAAACTTCGCTACACCACATGGATTATCACAGTATGATACAATTGCTGTTATCAATAAAGATACAAACACTAATACTATCATTAATGGTTTTTACACAGTAGAACAAATATCAAATAACAAATCTATAATTATTACTTTGGCATTGGCATCAAATATAACAACAGTTATGTTTGATAATCCTGTATTAATATATAGATTTCAGCCAATGAGAGTAAGTTCACCTACTAAGATAAACACTTTACCATTATTAAACTTTGAATATACTACTGCAAAAGTTTGGGTAGACCAAACCGCAACTAATAACTGGGCAGTATATCAAAAGAATATTAACTACTATGATGTTAACTTTGAAATACCAAACATCAACAATGGTAAATTAGGTAGTGCAGTAGCATATCTACCGCAATTGGGTTACTACATAAGTGATCCTAACTATATAGATCCTGATTTAGGTCCAGTAGGAAGAGTCTACAAATATATTCGTAGTGGTATCGGTACTATTAGAATTGATACTATCACAAAAGATGTAGGCTTTGGTACTACTATGGCTCGCAGTAGTGAATTTATGATTGTAAGCCAGCCAAGTGACACAGTAAGTAAATTATATGTTTATAGAATTGTATCACTACAAGAAGTAGCGGCATTGGTTGAAGAACAAGTATTAACTGTCAACGGTACATATGCAGGTACTAGTATGGCATTTAGTGGTGATAGCAACTATTTGTTTGTAGGCGCACCCAAAGTTAACAGCGTACTTTACTTCCATCGTCAAGTTGATTATACATTGTTGCCAGTATTAGGTAATAAACAAGATACACCATTAATATCACAACTTGCTGCACCAACAAATCCATTAGATAAATTCTTTGTAGTTGATGGTAACGCAAAAAATTCTATACCACAGGGCAAACGTATTACATTCTTGCAATATAAACAATATAATACTTCTGTAATATTAGGTTTTGGGTTTGAAGGAAAGAAAATTAATTTAAGAATAGGTGTAACTCAATATTCTCCTACAATAGTTACTAATTCCACAGATGTCATATCTGACATGAAGAATTATAGTACAATTACTATTGGAAGTCATACCTTTAATATAACCAATATAACTGGAACTACAACTAAAAGTATAACATTAGATAGCAATTATCCTGATCCTACCGGAACAATCAATGCAACTATTCAATGGACATATGACGGTGCACATAATGTACCTGCTGAGGACTTGGATACTACTAATCCTGAACTGTCACTAAGAACGTTTGGCACAACACGTAGAAACTATTATTTCTCAATTTCTGGTGAATTAACTCCTGGCACACATATAGCAATTGACCCGACTAATGATAACACAGATTATCTTGTCACATTGACTAACTATGTATATGACCTAAATACAAATGTTACTAAGTTTTATGTCAATGATTACTGTAATCCACTTTCATATGATTTGTTATTTAAGACATTAGATACCTACTATACATATCTAACAACTCATTTAGAATTTAAACCATATTTCCCTGTCAATACTCCGGCATGGACATATACTAACTTATTACCTGACTATGTTACTGTAATAACTAGCGAGTATATTGACACTATTATAGATACCTTAATTGGTGATGGTACTACAACAACCTTTGATTTGACTTCTACTGATCCAACCGGAGTAGTGCGAAATAAAATTGATATTGCTATTCCCAATAGTAACTATGGACACCTTGCAAAAAATTACAGCAACATCCAAGTGTCTGCACCAATAACTATATTAATATCAGCAACTAACGATAGTAATATAGTAACCACAATCAACATTGCAGTTACTACTAGCATGATAGGTGGAAAGATTGTAATTTATAATGACAATACATACAAGTATGATACCTTTATTATCGCTGATATAGATGCTTCTAATCCAACAAAAATTATAACATTGGACAGTAATTTTAAGGGCAACACCACAACCAGCCCAATCAATGCAAAAATTATATGGTCTAACATATTTAATTATCAATTAGTAAAAGACAAGATTATATTAGATGTTGCTCCTGCTAAAGATTCAGAAATTATAGTTACTACTACTATAGATAAAACAGTAATACATACAGTTGAACGTATAGGATATAGTCTTAGTATTAATCAATTGGCTGGAATTAGAAATGATTTCATAGATAATAAAAATATAAATCACGGATCTTCATACTTACAAGAAATAGATTTAAATAACGGTGATGTAATTGCATCTAACAATATATTCATTGCCACTGTTAATAACCAGTTTAACTTTATGGGACCTATTAATATGTCATCATTTGACACTTATTATTTAGGTAAAAACCCAGGTGATTTGAAGAATCCTAGAGAAGTTTTAGTATCAGTAACTAACGGTAGTAGTGCTGTAACATTGGATGCAACATTTTCACTATCTATCATATCTGATATGAAAGGTGGCACAATTACAATTTACAATACTAATACTGAAGATTATGATACATTTACTATAGCTAATATAACTGGAACTACAACAAAAACTATTACACTAGATAGTAATTATAACGGACCAACTAGTAGTGATCCTGTAATGGCATCAATTGCATGGAAAACAGTATTGTACCAAAGCAATGATAACTTTGGTGCAAGCATCGCTGTTAATTATGATGCAAGTAAGATATTCATTGGTTCACCTACATACCATGTTAGATTAGTAGATAATGAAACTATTCCTCCCTCACCTAATGTTGGTATTGTTTGGGCGTTTGATAGATTAATTGAAACATTCAAGTTAGACTATAACCCAGATATATTAGTAATTGCATTACCTTGGCCATTAGATAACTTCTTAATGGATCATACTAGAATTTCTCTTAACGGTAAGCCATTGTCAAAGACATTCTATAATGTTAGATATGCAGGTCAGATCCCAGAAATATTCTTTAGTAAAGTATTAGGTATTAAAGCAGGTGATGTTATCACAGTAAGTAGTCCTAGTTTAGTATTAATGCAATCATTGACTAGTTATGATAATATTGACGGAGTAATAGCCAATCAACAATTTGGAACTAGCATAGCAACCAACAATACCGGTAGTGAAGTAATAGTAGGTGCAATATATGACCAAACTAAGCCAGGTCAAAACGGAGCAGTATATCGTTTTACTAATGAAGCTAAACGTTATGGGTTTGCAACTGCCGAGATAGTTGCTAATCTACAACCTATTACTATAGGTGGACAATCAGTATCAAAAACCATTTTGTTTATTAATGGTTATTCAGTATTCCTAGATTTTACTAATGGTCTTGATGCATATGGAATTGCAAATGCAATTAATCTCACTAAAGTACCGAACATATTTGCATATGTAACTGAAGATGACAGATTGGTTATTCGTTTGTTAAGTGTTGAGTTAGGTGCTGATAATAATAAACTTAACATAACCGCATTTAATGGTAATTACTTCTATCTAATGGGTATAGCACCTTATACCAAGACACAAATTATCAGAGAACCACATGTACAGAATAACAGTCAGTTTGGGTATAGAGTGGCATTCAATGAACAAAATAGTTTTGTAGTTACTGCACCTAAAGCCGATCGTTATGCTGGTACATTCTTTGATATGATAAGCAGCGAGATGCATTACAATACTGTGTTTGATTTAAATCTTACTACATTTGAAGATGTATTCTATAATGCAGGCGCGGCTTATATGTATGATTATATCAAACCATATAATGAAAGTTTATTGAACTCAGGTGAATACATTTATTCTCAACCAGTTAATGATAGTATATCAGTATATGGAGCATTGCCTTTGTATGGTAATAGTCTTTCATTCAATGATAACATTATTGTAATAGGTAGTCCTAATTTTGTAGCTGATCAAGTTGGTGGAAGAGTTACTGTATATGAAAATGCATATGGATCACCAAACTGGAGTATCTATAGAAATAGTACAAATGTAGTTGACATTGATAAGATTCAAAAAGTTCAATTATATAACAACATTACTGATGAAAATCTAGTTAGTTTAGATTACATCGATCCGTTACGTGGTAAATTATTAGGTGCGGTAAGAGAGAATTTAGACTTTATTGGAATCTCTGACCCAGCCGGATATAATCATAGAACTACAGTTTCTAGTACAATGATTTGGAGTATCAAGCAAGTTGGTAAAACATGGTTCAATACTAGTACTACTAGGTTCTTGAATTATCATCAGGATGATTTGGCATATAACGCTAAGTATTGGGGACAAATTTTCCCTGGTAGTGATGTAACTGTATATACTTGGATAGAAAGTGATGTGACTCCTGTGAACTATACAGGACCCGGAACACCATACGATTTACAAAAGTATACATCAACATATGCAGTTAATTCTAATAATAGTCTAGTACAGAATTATTATTACTGGGTAAGAAATACAAATGCAGTACATAATAGTGATAAGACATTAACTGATAGTATACTAGAAAGATATATAACTCGTCCGCAAAATTCAGGTATTTCATACATGGCACCATTACGTAGTGATACCTATGCATTGTATAATGTGCGTGATTATATAAACGGCTTGCATACTAATATGCATTTAGGTTTTGGTTCTGGATCAAATGAAGCCGTAATACAGAATCAATTCAAATTAATACAAAATAATAATCCTAGTGATTTCTTGCCAGGCTTACCAAACTATAGTTTAGGACATGATAGTCCAGAAGGATTGTATAATAGATTATTAGAAAGTTTTGCTGGTGTAGACTTGATAGGTTCTAGTGTTCCAAACTATACATTACCTGCTTATATGCAAACAGGTATTGGTGTAAGACCTAGACAAAGTATGTTTATTGATAGATTCAATGCATTAAAAAATTATTTAGGATATGCTAATAAAGTTCTTGCTCAGTATCCTATCAATGAGTTTAGTAATTTAACATATCTAGCCATGTCGGGTGATTATTTTGATACTAGTAGTTATTGGTCTAATATCTATTGGTGGGCAACTGGATATAACGATACGACAAAAACAAAAATTGAAGTTGGTATGTATGCAGACTTATACAAATTAACTGCTACAGAGGGACTTATTGTAGGTGTTGCTAAGAACGGTCAAGGAAAGCGTGAAGTATACATATACACTAGCGGTGCATGGACACGTATAGGATTGCAAAACGGAACAATACAGTTCTCAAGTAAATTATGGGACTATCAAACTAATAAGATTGGATTCGGTGACAACTTCTTTGACACTGATAGTTTCGATACATTCCCTGCGCTAGAAACATATTATATTATTCGTGCATTAAATGAACAAATCTTTACTGGTCCACTATTAGAACATCGTAATAAGAGTTTGATACTGATGTTTGAATATATACAAAGTGAAAATGTAAGCGGTAATAACTATCTGCCATGGTTAAATAAAACTAGTTTTGCAGATGTAACTTATACGGTTCGTGATTTGCAACAAGAAGTAAATTACCACGTAGATAATACAACACTTCTAAGTGGTTATATTAATGAAGTTAAGCCATATCATACTGTCATTAAAGATTTTGATTTGCGTTATACACATACTGATAATGTATATTCAAACACGACTGATTTTGATATTAATCCAATATATAATTCTAAAACAGGTAAATTTATAAGTCCACAACTATCTTTTATAAATCCTAACAATACAAAGAATGAATATGCAATTGGAGATAGCATATGGACCAACAGTAATTATACTGATTGGCATAGTAATTATGGATTGTCATTAAAAGATATACCTAACTTTGAGATAGGTATACTGAAAATATATATGACACCTACTAGTAATACATTATTAATAGATAATGCTAGAGGTATGCCTGACGCAGGTACCTTGTATATTGATAGTGAAATTATAGGATATAATACTGTTAATAGAGACACTGGATTGGTGTCAGGATTAACTAGAGGGATCAATAATTCTTATGTATCAGACCATTATCCAGGTATAGTTATTACTATGGATCTACCCGGTGTAGTTGTATTAGAAACTGGTAGAGGTTATATAGACCCGCCCAAAATTACTGCACATATTGATACTACAATATATCCATCACCAACACGTGAAGCAGTATTAGAACCGGTTATGTCTGATGGTAAAGTTATATCTATCAATATAATAGATCCAGGTGAGAATTATCCAGTTACTCCTGAAATTAGATTTACTAGTAGTTATGATGTAAAATTTGCACAAAGCAATCTTAACTTTATTAATGATACAATCATTGTCCCTAGCACTTATCTACAAACAGGTGACTTAATTAAATCATCTTGCGTTAACGGTAAAGGATCTATCGTAGACGGTTACTATTATGTATATGTAATTGCACAAATAGAAGATATTGAATTACTATCAATAACATTACATAAAACATTGAATGCTAGTTTGATTGGTCATGATAGAATAAAACTTCATGCAGGTACTATTACTGAGGTATTTACCGGCAATGAATACATATTCAGTGTAACTGGACGTGCAATTGCAATCACTAGCAACCTAAATGTTCGCGGTATATCAAATACATTAAGATTTGATAGAACTAGTTATGTTTCAAAAATAGTACCGTGGGAACCTAATAAATTCTGGGGAAGTAAGTATAATCAATTCGGTATAAGTGCAGTCAGTAGTGATGTAACAATATCTGAAACAGTAGATGTAGCATATCATGGAAGACCGTATACTGATATTACTGGTTCAACTACCCCCGTTGCAGTCACTGGTTCAGGATATACCGGTACAACTTCAAGTTCTAGTATACATTTAGAGACTACATTACAAACGTGGGCGGTTAACACAGTCGGTTCATATCAAGTTGGGATGTTAGTAAAAATTAGTTATACCTCAAACACTAATATTAATTTACAGGGTATTATTACCATCATCGATGGATCTAATATTACGGTTAATGTTAATGTTATTAACGGATCTGGAACCTACTCTAATTGGATCTTTAGTCGTGCAGTAGGAACAGGTGCAAAGCTCACAGTAACTAATGTATTGTTGGGTGGAAGTTACAATGCAAAACTTACCGACGGGGGACAAAACTATAAAGTATTTGATACAATTACTGTGCCTGGTGCAACACTATCTGGTATTACAGGAACAAATAACTGCTTTATAGTAGTAGATAGTGTATCAACTTCTTATGGTCCCTTAAATCAAGATACTACTAGTGGAGTAGGCACTGGTGCAGGATTTAATGTGACAGTTAGTACAACTAGCCAGGATTTCATAGGTAAAGTATTAATACTTACAAAAGGTAGTAATGTAGTGACTGGTGCATCTGCTTGTGAGTTCAAATGTTTTATTGATGGCACAGATTTATATGTAATAGAACTAACCTCAGGGACTATAGAAATAGGTGCTTATGTTACAAGTACTGCGGCTAGTGGAGTAACACCTTATATAATTACCGATTATATAAACGTTCCTGGTACTAAATCAGGTGTTAGTTATATATCTAAGTGTACTATTAGTGTAAGCCAAACAATCACGGATACTAGTATTAAGCATACATGTGAAGGTACTAACTTTACTGAAGTATTACCTGAGTTTGTTATAAGAATTCAGGACAAATTTAATACTGATGGTAGTCCTATCCTTCATTTACATACTTTAGCAACTGTGGGTACTGTTAGTAGTAACGTACTAATGACATTGGCTAGTGACTATACCGGTGATGATGGTATATATTTTGCAAAATATGCAGTTTCAAAATATACTGCAACAATTAATATTGGTAATCCTGGCACAAATTATGTAACCGGTGATACTGTAATGATATCAGGTGACAGACTGGGTGGTAGTACTACAACAAATGATTTAACTATTAATATTGTTGAAGCATATTTAGGTAAAGTAACACGTGCATCAGCTGTAACTAATACTTTACACCCAGCACCAACCACAGGCTCTATACAAAATATTACTGTTGAAGGTGTTGCTTTAGATAGTAATTTTGCTAGTTTGCAAGGTGCAGTACTACCTATAAAGTCAGAAACCATTTCAGGTCCTACTGTGGATCACGGGGTAACATATGATAGTTCTAATAATGTAATAGTAAGATTAGATTATACACCTAGTAGATTACATCCTGGACAAATTCAAGGTGCCAAAACATATTTCTATCATAATTCAGATCCAACCTCTGTATCCAATCCTAATGGAAACGGAGGATTAATTGAAATACATAAACCTAGATTTAATCCATATGATGTAACACAAACATATTTTGTTAAAATTATTGACGGTGGCACACAGCATTATGTAGGTGAAGTGATAAATGTATCCGGATCAGCATTAGGCGGACTTGCTGGAGTTAATGATGTACAAATAACTGTAGAAACAATTAGTAATCCAGCATCCGGTGGCGCACACATAGTTGGTGGAATATCATCAGTTTCAGTAATCGGAGTCAGCCCTAAAGTGTTTGATATTTATTATATTCAACCTATAAATGAAACACAAGTACAAGTGTTCCATGACCCAGGTATGAAGAAGCCCGTGACATATGATGAATTCAATTATAAACATAATAATAATCTAGTAGATAATACATCTATTAATCTAATAACCGGTGAAGATGCTACGCTATTAGACTATAATTCAGATACTGCAAACATATCAGATTTTGCATATATACCAGAACCATTCATGCTTGGATTAAGTTATAAGTATGATACTAGTTCTATAGTATCATATGCTGATAGAGTTTGGCGTTGTATTGAAAGCAACAACGATACAGTATTTGATTCAACTAAATGGATATTATTACAAAGTGACGATAGGTCAATAAATGCATTAGACAGAATTGTGGCTTACTATCAACCTGCTATCAATATGCCGGCAAAAGACTTACCACAATTAGTTAGTGGTATAAGTTATCCTGGTACAGTATACTATGGTAATAGTTTCAGCCCAGAAGATATTATTCCGATTGATGTGGCATTGAAAGGTCAAGAACTATATCCTAGAACATTAAGTATCAAGGGAATTATTACTAATAATAATCAGGTGTTGATAACTGGATCATTGTTATTGACACATGGTAGTAAAAATGTTGTTGGTAATGGTACATTATTTGACAAAGAATTAGCACATGGTACAAAATTATCTATTAACGGTTTCGGGTATATAGTTGATGTTGTTACTGACGATTCACATATTACATTAACCTCTAACTATAATGAATCTACTAAGATTGCAAGTGCATATAAATTCCAATATATAGCAATTGGAGAAAGTGCAGACAAGTCAATATTAATGACCAGTATAGATGGAGTGACATGGCATAACCATATATTAGCAGAACATTCATTAAATGTAACAAGTATAATTTATGGTAAAGACAAGTATTTGGTTTCAACACTAACCGCGCATAATCCAGTCTTATTGAGTTACAATGGTATAGATTGGTTAGGACAAGGTCAATCAACATTACTAGACCAAGTAGGTTTTGATGATGATGCATTTGATAGTAGCGCAGAATCATATCCTGCTGACAATGTGAATAAAATAATACAAGGCAGTGATGGATATTATTATGGTGTAGGATCGTTTATTACACGTAGTGCTGAGGGAATTGTTTGGAATAAGCAATATACTTTTGGTACAAAAACACGTAATATAATTTATAATATTAGTGAGATTTCTACCAAAGCATTCAAAGGATATATTGCAGTTGGTGGCGGTAATAGAATATTGTCAGGTATTGGTACAGCCGCACCGGAAGTAACTACCTGTAGTATAGTTATAACAAGTATAGACGGTGTTACTTGGACATTACAAGATTATATAACCATAGAAACTATTAACACAGTAGTAAGTAATGATAATATCATTGTTATTGCAGGAAATAATGGAACAGTATGGTATAGTGTAAACGGTCATAACTGGGTACAAACTTCTTCAGGTGTAACACGTAATCTAACAGCCGGCGCATATGTAAATAGCAGATTTGTACTTGTAGGAGAATACGGGACCATCATTACTAGTACAGATGGTATTACCTGGTCTAATAAAACAAACAATTCATTGACAGTAGATACATTGAATGATATTACACATGATGGCACATGGTACTATATTGTAGGTGATAATGCAACTATCATAAGAAGTTCAGATACAAATACTTGGTCAAGTATAAGTATGTTAACACCTGCAGAACCAGATAGTGTTATAACAGGAAATGATTTCTTATATGGTTACGGACCAGAAGAATTAATACCAGGGGTCATCACCGAAACATTATCAATCAAGGTAATGACAGGGCCAGGATCAAATTGGGATAGTACTCCTGTCATCCCGCAACAAGCATACTTCCAGCATACTAGCTTTGGAATGAAATCGGTTACTAGTACAACTGGTACAGTTAGTTTTGATGGGTTGTTAAGAAATCCTGCACAAGTAAGTGTGTTTATTATTGATAGCACTACTAAGTTAGGCAACAGAATATACACAGGCTATACTATTAATTGGATTACAAAAGTAGTCACATATTATGGACTAGATCCTCTCAACCCATCATCGTTACCTGCAAACAAACTATTAATGATAGAAGTATATGAAGTAGGAAACGGCAAACAACTGGCTAGGGGAAACTCACAACATATACCTTTTAGAACTAATTCAACTACTAACCATAGTGAAATTTATTTGAATTTATATTATCAACCATTAGTTAATCCACCGGTTGTGTACCATAATGGTGTTAAGTTGGCATTTCGAACAGATTACAACTGTACCTTTATAGAAGACACTAATTTATCTAAACTGACGTTCAACACTTTATATAATCAAGATACAGATTATATAACTTGGACAATACTTGATACTGGTATAAGTAATTTTAGACCTGCAAATACTTATGGTGAACTATCATATAGTATTCCTGAGACTCAGACATTTACCAATAGTACCTCTAACAATATAGTTCTTACTAATAACATAGGTAAATTAAATATTGCTAATGCTATCGTTGAGAAAAATGGATTAAGATTAGTTCCAAAACTCGGTATGCAAAACAATGATTATTATATAGATTCTGGTACCGGCGAATTAAGATTAACTACAAGTCCAATAACTTCTGATACTATTGCAGTTACTACGTTCAATGAAACTGATAGATTGTTTATACAAACTAGGAAAGTTGTTGCTACTGCAAATCAAAACGTATTTGCTATTCCGCAACCATTTAGTAATCCCGTTAACGGCGTAGATATGGATCCTATATTATATACCGATGTAAATAAGGCATGGGTAACTATTAATGGAAGTCGTATAGGGTCGGATAAATTAAGTTATGATAACTCAAATAATTTAACCATCGATGCTACCATAAACTTAAATGATGTCGTACTAATAACAGTAACACTTGATGGGGATACTCCTAATAGTTCGATGTTCAATATAGATATTGACAAATATGGAAAATCAACAGTCTACCTTACAAATATCGGAGATGGAACATGGTTAACCAAAGACTTCAACTCAAACGATACTTCTATACAGGTATATGATGTGAGTAAATTGCTAGATACTGTGACCCAGACTACTATAGTAGATATGGATACTGCAGGGACAATATTTGCTTATGTTGAATGTAATATTAATTCAGTTATGAAAACTGTTGTATATAATCAAACTTCAAGTAGTAATGTAGATAGTTCCAAATATGTGTTAGAAATTATACATGGTAGACCAGCATTAGTATTTGTAGATAATTCGCAGGCTTCATTAAGTCAAAATTTATTAGTGACATTAACAGTTGGTAATATATTAGAGTTAAACGGAGAAAAAATACGTTTTACTCAGGTTGAACCTATAATAAAAGTTACTGATATTATGATTGGTACAACATATACTATTGAGACAATAGGAAATACTGATTTTACGCTAATCGGGGCGCCAAGTAACACACTAGGTATTAAATTTGTAGCCATGCATATTGGTACTGGAACAGGTACTGTAAGGATTACTAATACACTATCTGGATTGACCAGAGGACTTATGGGTACAGGTGTAATTCAACTAAATTCAAAATATACTGAGATTTATGGATTAACCCCAAGTCGTGTATTAGATCCAATGTATTATGGAAAAGTTTGGAATACTATCAATTATAGTAGCAATTTCGGTGATCCTCTACAGATTAGTACAAGCCCGGCTGCTAGATTTCTGCAATATGGACATTATTAAAAGATAAATAAATTATGAATGAAAATTTAGATAAAGCAAAAGAACAATCAGTTCCTGAACAAAAACAAGCCCCAGTCGATGAAAAGGGCGGGTTTGCATTTAGTTCAGCAGTTAAGATATCTGATCCTAATACTAAAGAAATACTAGTGCAAATAAGAGGCGATTACTAATGTCAAATGTTAACATTCCAGTAGAAATTCGTGGATTTTTAAAAGTCTATGACCCAAACACCAATGAAGTCTTTTTTGACGGAAGTAATGCTATACATTATGAAAATATAAGTATCGCAATTGCAGATAGTTTGAGTAGTAGAGGAGTAGGAAATATTTTTAGATTAGCATTAGGTAATGGTGGTAGTAGCGTAGACCAAACAGGTATTATTACGTATCTCCCAACTAATACAACTGGACAGAATGCTAGTTTATATAATCAAACATACGCAAAGATTATTGATGATACTAGTATTTTGAATAGTAATCCAATTAAAAATAAAATGAGTGTGAACCATTCTACTGGTAAGGTTTATACAGATATAGTTATTCAATGTTTATTAGATTATGGTGAGCCCACTGGTCAATATGCATTTGATAACGGTACATCAATGGATAGTTCTTTCGTATTTGACGAACTTGGACTATTAGCAAATTACGGAACGGATGATGCGGGAAATGAATTAACAAAGTTAATAACTCATGTAATTTTTCACCCTGTACAGAAAAGTTTAAACAGACAAATTCAAGTAGACTATACAATCAGAATACAGAGTCTAACGAACTTGGTGACAATTTAAGATAAATATTCAATCGGAGAACTAGAGATATGGCAGGATATACAATTATAAGAAGCAACGGTAACACTCTTACTACAGTACAAGATGGTACCATCAATAGCGTTAGTACTTCATTGAGTCTACCCGGTAGAAACTATGCAGGCTACGGACAAGCAATCAATACAAACTTTGTAAGAATTACAGAGAATTTTGCAGCAGATGTTCCTCCTCCAAACCCAATAAAGGGTCAGTTGTGGTACAATACTACGTTAAGTACATTGAATGTATGCCCTGCAGATAACACAACTAATCCAGTAGCATGGTTGACATTAGCAAGTACGAACAGCGGTGGTACTACTACATTGGGTAATCTTACTGTTACCGGTAATGTAACAACAAATAATTTATCATCAACACATGCTATCACCGGCGATACACTTTCAATTAGATTAGGTACAATTGAAACATTTACTGCAACCTCAGCAACTTTTACTACTGGTAGCATTACAAATTTAACTACACAAGTAATTACTACAGGTTCACGTGGTACTTCAGGTAACTTAACAGGTGAATGGAGTGCTTATGGTAATCCAGGTGGGAACGCATTCTCAGTTCAATCAGGTAATATCTCATTTACTCAAAACAGTACAAATGGTATCAGATGTGACAAGTATATGTATGCAAATGGTCAGCCGTATACACCAAGTGGAACCTATACAAATGATAACGTATATAGATACTTGAATGGTGGTAATCCACCGACTAATGGTCAGTATCCTAGCAGATTTAACGGTGACTTAAATGTAAATTCAATTACAACACCGCATTTAATTGGAGGCGGCGATATTTCAGGTACATGGACATTAGTTAATGGTGCACAAATTCAAGCAACATACGCTGACTTAGCAGAACGCTTCCACGCTGATGCTACATATGATCCAGGTACGGTCGTTGAAATCGGCGGTATCGCTGAAGTTACTAAAGTAGTTGATGAATTAAGCGAGAACGTATTTGGTGTTGTTAGTAATACTGCTGCATACTTAATGAATGGTCCTGCAGGTACAGATGAAACTCATCCGGCGATTGCATTAACCGGTCGTGTTAAAGTTAAAACTATCGGTAAAGTAGTTAAGGGTCAGAGATTAGTAAGTGCAGGTAATGGATTAGCACGTGCTGCTAAACCAGGTGAAGCAACTATGTTTAACACTATCGGTCGTGCATTGGAGCATAAAAACATCGAACCAGAAGAATTATTATTAGCTATAGTCGTTATCAAATAAGGATACACAATGAGCGGAATCGGAACTCTAATATCGGCAGCTGACTATAATACAATAATAGGTGAGCCCACTTCAACATCTTCTAATGCTTTTAATACAGTTTGGGGCACAGGTAGTGGTAAATTTGGTTACGGTCAAACACCTATTGCTAAATTAGTAGAACCCAATATTGCAATAGATGATAGAATTAAACTCGATGCATGGACAAATTTAGTTACAGCAGTTAATACTGCAAAAACACATCTAGGTATATCTACATCAGCAATCACAATTCCAAATGTAGTCAGTGGTGCTGTTGCGGGCATAATTCGGTATGATACTTTGTACAAAATTACACAAAGTGTCAAGGATATATATACTAATCATTTAAATTCTGCAATGCGAGATAGTAGTGCTGGAAATGATTATAGAGTAGTCAATAGCAGCACATGGCGTGATGCAATAGAATTTACTTTTATTGTAACATTTGCTAACGGGGATGCGGCAAGATATTTCTTTAATTTAGGTGGGCAATTAGCATTGACATTTGGTGCAGCACCTGGACTCAGAATTAACGCAATAATGAGTCAACTTGCTAGTAGCGCCGGTACATTAGTAATTAGTAGTCCTAGTGTAGAGACTATAAATATTGTAGGTGTAGAATACAAAGGTGTAACTAAGGTTGGCGGTACCAACCCAACTGCTGTACCTAAGGAATTTACCGGTCAACGCTATGGAGTCATATCATACAATGACTTGTCATCAAGCATTGGTTACTATGGTATGACTAGTAGTGACCAAGTGATATTTAGACAAAGTGTTGGTAGCGTACCTTCTACAGAATTAAGATATAATTATTATGATGGGTCCTACATACAAGTAAGTGCTAAAACAAACGGTCAACAAGGTGTTAACGGTGATAACGGTAACGTAATAACAATTAAAGTGTTGTGGGATCAGGTACCTAACGGATTACAAGTAGCAGCCGGTACAAGTACTACATTAAGTGTACGTAAACCTTTATTACCTGTAGGCATGACACAATCTTGGGGAACACCCGTAGTCAACGGCACAGTCTCAGGTAGTTAAAAATTACGGGTTAGTATACTCTCAGTAAATACTTTTAGGAGTATTTATGGATACTAAACAACTAATAGCCGATACAAAGGCGCGTTTCAAGCACAACAGTGCCAAGCAATATCTCAAAGACAAATATCAAGCAAAACTTTTGGTAGCATGCCAAGGTGGTCTTTGGAAAGCCTCACCTGAACTTCTTGTGTTTGTGGACAATGCTGGATCAGAAGAATTGATTTTGATTGATGCTTACGAAAACCCAGTCAAAGTAAATAGGCAAAAACTACTCACGTTATTGAGAGATACGCATAATACTGTTATGATAGAATGGTATAACGAGTTAAAAGAGTTAGAGAATAATAGATGACCCGTGGTGTATTATTATTTGCATTCAATATTGAAAATGTCAACTACTATGAAATGGCAGTAGCCACAGCAAAAAGAATTGAATACTTTTTAAATTTACCAACTACATTAATAACCAATAAAAATTCATTACCTGAAGTACAACACTATGCATTTGATAACGTAATAATCACTACAGAAGATACTGCTAATAGAAAAGGTAAAAATCTTTGGCTTAACAAAGGTAGATATAAGGCATATGAACTAACTCCATACGATGAAACAATAGTGCTTGATACTGACTACCTAGTTAACTGTAATCAATTACTTAAATTATTTGACTTGTATGATGATTTTATGTGTGCATATGATGTAAGTTTTCTAATGAGTGATGTGGATGAAAGAGAAATTATAAGCCCATATAGTTTTATTACAATGTGGGCTACTGTATTAGTGTTTCGTAAAACACAGCGTGTTAAGCAAATATTTGAATGTTTAGAAATGGTTCAGAAGAACTATGAACACTATTCTAGCCTGTATAGATTTTCAGTTGGTATGTATCGTAATGATTATGCAATTACTATAGCATTGTATATTGCTAATGGGCACACCTTTAATCAGAAAGATTATATGCCATGGCAACTAGTACATTTAGGTAAAGAAGCAACTGCGTATAGAGTAAATGATACACCTTTTAATACTGATTATCTGATATTAAGAAAGAAAGATAAAAAGTACATTATAGTTAAAGATATAGATTTTCATTGTATGAGCAAATCTAACTTTATGGAGTTAGTAGATGAATAGGGGTTATGTCATACTGGCACAAAATACTAAGTCAACTGATTATGTTAGTTGTGCAGAAGTATTAAAGGATAGCATTCTAAAAATAATGCCAGATGCAAATATAACCATTATTACTGATTTACCACATGGTGATTTAGCACCTGATAGTGATTGGAAACTTATCAATGATTGGCAAGTGTATGAGGCTAGCCCATATGAATATACAATCAAATTAGAAGCAGACATGATTATACCTAGTAATATAGACTATTGGTGGGACATATTGATGCAAAAAGATTTAGTAATATGCTCTACTATCCGTAATTTTAAAAATGAAATATCAGATGTTAAAGCATATCGAGGATTCATTATAGACAATGAACTACCTGATGTATATAATGCAATCACTTATTTTAAAAAATCAGATAATGCAGAATACTTCTATAAGTTAGTTAGGAATATTTTTGAAAATTGGGAAGACTATAAGAAAATCTTAAAGTGTGCCAGTGACGAACCTGCTACCACTGATTGGGTATATAGTATAGCTGCACACCTTATTGGGATAGAAAATTGCACACTATCCAATTTTACACAAATGAGTATGGTTCATATGAAGAAACATGTAAACTATCTAACAAGAGACAATTGGACAGATGAACTAGTATATGAACTTACTGAAGATAGTTTCAAGGTAAATACTTTCCCACAACGTTACCCATTTCATTATCATATTAAAGACTTTAGTAAAACTTTAGGGAAATATTATGGTTGAATTGAGACTTTATTATGATGACAACGGTGATTATATATGTTATACTTGTGAGAACCTCGAGGGTAACTATATAGTAATCGATAAACAAACTTTTGCAGAAGGTAGAACAGATGTAAAAGTCATTGATGGTAAAGTAGTTAAACCTCAGAATATTGTTATTAAATTAGTTCCCGGTATTACAGGAACAGTTTGCGCCATTGAAGATGTGTGCATTATAGTTGATGAAAACTACATTGATGAAACAATAACATGGGAAGAAAAGATTCTATGAGCCAAGACATTGTTGATATTACTGATTTAGATTGTATATACCTGTCATATGATGAACCACAGAAAGAAGAATTCTGGGTTAAGATAAAGAATATGGTTCCATGGGCACGTAGGGTTGATGGTGTTAAGGGTAGTGACGCGGCACACAAGGCAGCGGCAGAAGCAAGTGACACAGAACGATTTATATTAATTGACGGTGACAACTTACCTGATTTAAAATTCTTTAATCTTGTATTAGATTTTACTGACAAAGATCCTATATACAAACAAGCACAGTATCGTTGGAAGGCAATTAACAACATTAATGGATTAGTATATGGTAATGGTGGCATGAGTTCATGGACTAAAGAGTATGTAATGAACATGCGTACACATGAGAATAGCGACGGCAGTGATGATAGTACTATTGACTTTTGTTTAGATTATAAAAATACTTTATACTGGAGTATGAATGATTGTTATAGCACGACATATCCCAACTATACTCCCTTTCAAGCCTGGCGTGCTGGCTTCCGTGAAGGTGTAAAGATGTGCTTAGATGGTGGAGTAAAGCCATCTATAGAAGATTTTAAACGTAAAGTTGCAGGTCGCAATCTTAATAATTTAACTATATGGCATAATGTGGGTATGGATGTAGAGAATGGTGATTGGGCAATCTACGGTGCAAGACTAGGTACATATATGACTATGCTTACAGATTGGGATGCAAAGAATGTGCAATGGTTTGATAATTTTATAGCGATGTGGGAAGAATATAAAGATAAAGATACTATGCGTGAGATGACTATGATAGGTGTACCGTTGAGTGATAAATTAGGATTACCAATGTGCACCTTTGACAAAATGCAAAGTAAATTCTTTAAACGTAATTATAACAATGATAGATATAATCAAGGACCTCTAGTGAGAGAGATTGATATAATCAGAAAATTAGAAGGTTGGTAATGAAAAAAACAAAAGAAGAAGAATACGCAGAACATTTAGAAAATACTTATGTTGAGTTAAACAAGGTAAGTTCTAGTTTTTGTGTAGCTAAATGGAAGCAAGTTACACTACACTTACAAAACGGACATACACATAGTTGTCATCACCCAGGTACACACGTAGTTCCATTAGAAGAACTACGCAAGAATCCAACCGCACTACATAATACAGAATTCAAAAAGAGCCAACGTAAACTAATGCTTGAAGGCGTGCGTCCTAGCGAATGTGACTATTGTTGGAGAGCAGAAGATAGTGGTAATAGATATAGTGATAGAACTTATAAAAGTGCTGACACTACTTGGGCACATGGTCATATACAAGACATTGCTAGTAAGCCTTGGGATGATAATGTTGATCCTAGTTATGTAGAAGTTAGTTTCAGTAGTGTGTGTAACTTTAAATGTAGTTACTGTAGTCCTAATATCAGTAGTCAATGGATGGAAGAAATTGAACGATATGGCGCTTATCCTACTACAACTAAATTTAATAACTTAGATTGGTTCAAACAGAATCAACAAATGCCTATACCCAACAATCAAGATAATCCTTATGTAGAAGCGTTTTGGCGTTGGTGGCCTACTATGTATAACGAATTAAAACAGTTTCGTATTACAGGTGGAGAACCTTTATTAAGTAAAAACACATTCAAAGTACTTGACTATATCATTGAGAATCCTAACCCCAATTTAACATTTAGTGTAAACACTAATATGAATGTGCCGGATGAACTGTATGATAAGTTTATTGAAAAACTAAAGATTATACAAGAGGGTAAGAAAGTAATGCATTTACAAATTTTTACCTCTGCAGAGGCACATGGAGCACAGGCTGAGTATATACGTTATGGAATGAACTATAATCAATGGCTACATAACATTGAACGCATGATTAATGAAGTACCCGGCGCTGCTATTAGTTTAATGAGTACATATAATATACTAAGCATTCCTAGCTATACTAAATTTCTAAATGATGTGCTACAACTAAGATTGAAGTATAGACATGTTGCATATCAAAATCATAGAACTCCTATTGTGCTAGATATGCCTTATCTACGTCACCCTGAACATCAAGCAAGTTACATTATACCAGAATCGTTATTACATTATGTAGAAGAACAAATTAAGTTCATGGAAGATAATCAAGAAACTAATGTACCCGGAGAAGAGTACAAAGGATTCTATGAACATGAGATTTACAAATTGCGTAGAATTTATAATATTATACAAACAGAATTGAATTCTCCTAGTGTTAACATTAATACAAAACGTAAAGATTTTGTTACATTTGTAGATGAACATGATAGACGCAGGGGAACAAACTTTACTGAGACATATCCTGAATTAGTTCCTATGTATAATGAGTTCAAAGGGTTGTGATGGATATTTTGTTAAAATCACCTCATATAGACTTAATTTCGATTGAAATTCCCTTTGCGTTGACTGACACAGAAGAATTATATAATCGTAATATGAAGTTATATGGATCTGATTGGTATTACTACAATAACCCAATAACATATAAGTTTAACAAATTGGGTTATAGAATGAAAGAGTTAGAAGATGTTGACTATGATAACTACTATGCTTTTTTCGGTTGTAGTTTTACAGTTGGGATAGGGTTACATGTAACAGATACATTTTTTTATAAAATAGCACAACAGGCTAATGTTGACTATGTTAATGCAAGTATAAGTGGTAGTAGTGTTGATTTTGTATATTATAATTTTATAAATTTAATGACTAATGCACCTAAGAAACCAAAAGTAGTTTTTATAAACTGGCCTCCAGTCTATCGTAATTTCTACTGGTTAGATGATACCTGTGTAAGTTTTTTGTTACCAAACCTTATAACAAACAATCATTGGAAAAGAACATATGAAGATTTTATTGTTATGGATCATCAAGTTTTCAATAGATTTGATAACATTCGAAAAACTATTAAGCTAATATGTGATTTGGCAAATATTCCGTTATTTGAAATGAGTTCCTGTCAGGATATGGAAAAAAGTAAATTTACTGACAGATATCCTACAGTTTATGCAGATATCCCACTGTACTATGAAAATTTTGAATATCCGGAATCTATACATATGAATCGTGCAAGAGATATGAATAAACATAAGAACGGTAAAAACGGTATAATATCGCATCCGGGAAATCTACACCAAGACTCGGTAGTGACTAAATTTTTTGAGGTAATAAAATGATTGAGTTTTTTAAGAGAATATATCAGAATATACTTAGAGAGTATAAGTATCGTAAACGACTCAAAGAGTTGAAGAAAAAAGACCCATTTATATATTGATATGGATTACATAGGAATTAGCGCAGGCTTTCACGATGCTAGTATAAGTGTTATCAGTGGTGGCAACATAGTTTTTGCCGGGCATAGTGAACGATACAGCAAGATTAAAAATGATAAGAATCTACACCCACGATTAGTAGAGGATGCATTGTCATATATTAGTGATGACTATGAACTTCATTACTATGAAAACCCAACACTAAAATACCTACGTCAACTACGTGCAGGACAGAAACCTAGATTCAATACATTATTTGCCAAGAATATTATAGGTAATGATATTCACAATATGTTTGAGAATAGAAAAATACATACACATGGACATCATTTGACACATGCGGCAGCAGGATTTCAAACTAGTAGTTTTGTTGATGCTACTGTAGTTATTATTGATGCTATAGGTGAGTTCGATACTATTAGTATTTGGGATGCACGTTATACTAATAAAGGCCCTAATTACACTAAGTTATGGAGTCAACGATATCCAAACAGTATAGGACTATTCTATAGTGCAATGACTAAGCGTGTGGGACTAAAACCCAATGAAGAAGAATATATTCTAATGGGCATGGCTGCATATGGAGACATGTCTGAATACATAGATATGTATGACCAATTATTGATTTCTAGTACAGACATAGAATTCAAACATAATCTACACATAGGTGTGTCTGATGATTTTTTAGAAGGTGCAGACAATATTGATATTGCAACAAGTAGTCAATATATAGTTGAAAAATTGATTCATAATGTAATGCAACGTGCTAGAATAATCGGTGAAAGTAGAAATTTAGTATATGGTGGCGGTGTTGCATTAAATTGTGTAGCAAACCAATATCTAAGTAAACATTTTGATAATATTTGGATTATGCCTAATCCAGGGGATGCCGGTAGTAGTTTAGGTGCTGCTGCCTTAGGCTTCAATTATAAACTTGATTGGAAAGATGCATTTCTAGGATATGATATAAAAGGTAAATATCCTGTTAATAAATTACTTGATAGTTTGCTTAGAGGCGACATAGTAGGTGTTGCTAATGGTAGAGCAGAGTTTGGTCCTAGAGCATTAGGTAATCGTAGTCTATTAGCAGACCCTAGAGGTAATGAAATTAAGGAGAAAGTAAATGAAATTAAACGCAGACAAAAGTTCAGACCCTTTGCGCCAGTTATTCTGGAAGAGTATGCTAATCAGTATTTTGTTATGCCTCGTGGTTTCAATAACAGTAGGTATATGCAATCAGTCGCTACTTGTAGGAATCCTGACTTATTTCCTGCTATCGTTCATGTTGACGGGACTAGTCGTGTACAAACTGTCCCTAATGATGGAAGCGGAATACGAGAACTCCTTGAAAAATGGTATGTAATGACAGAATGTCCTATGTTACTTAATACAAGTTTAAACATACGTGGTGAGCCTATGGTCAACGACAAAGGTGACGCAAGACGTTTTGAAAAGATGTATGGTATTAAAGTACACACATGATAGATGTTAGTCGTAGACTTGAATTGTTCAAGCAAGGATATTGGGAAGTCCCTGATTTTTTAGATACAAGTGAATTTGATTTTACTTGGCGCCCGGATCCATATGATAGACCTTATATACATCAGTTTGGAACACAACATCAAAAGACAGGTGGACCAAGATTCGTTATACCTGAAAGTGAAGGTATCAAATATCAAAGCCATCAGATAGCAAGAAGACTGCCTGATACTAATAATCGTTGTTGGCGTCCATTAATCAATAACTGTACAGTTGACTATAGTTGGCACCCAGACGATACCGAGCCACCCTTTATCTATGTATTTGGTAATCAATGGTATGATGTTGATACCATGCCTTCATTTCAATATCGTGTTAAAGGTGCAACAGAAAAGAAATACATGTATGATATCAAGGCAATGTTATTGCCTGAAATAGAACGTTGGTATATACCAGATGATATTAGTGAAGACTTTGATTATAGTTGGAGACCACATCCACATGAGCCTAGTCTGATACATCAGTTCGGAACACAATGGCAAAAGACAGGTGGACCAAGATATACACCTGATGATGCATCAGTTATAAAATATAATGACATTCAAGTTGCTACCCGATTACCTAGTTTAAGACGATGGACTATTCCTGAAAGCATTGACATGGATAGTTTTGATTTTAGTTGGCATCCAGATGATACTGAACCACCTTATATGTATGAGTTCGGCACACAATGGCAAAAGACAGGTGGACCAATATATAGTATGCGTAATGCCACTGTTAAGAAATATTGTGATATACAAACCGCAACACGTTTACCTATGCCAAAAAAGTTTAGAGTTGTAGAATGTGTAAATGATTTTGATTATAGTTGGCACCCCGATGAAACGGAAGAACCATATACATATGTATTTGGTAATGAATATTTTACTCCTGAGAGTATGCCTACAATTATCTATAGGCAACGTGATAGTGTAGGTACAAAATATATGACTGATATAGTTGCTAAACTATCTATAAATCAAGTACCATGCATAGATAGTATATTTGATGAGGTAGTAAATCATCAGTTTTCATGTAAGTACGTACATTTTTATGTAGGTACACCTACATTAGATTATAAAAATATACTACCGAATACTGAAAACAAACCATATCTACATATACTCAATGAATGTGAAGCAATAGTACCCAGTGATGTGGTTTATAAGTTATATGATAAACTATCAGACTACCATGAAGTTTTTTATCATAGATACCCTACTAAAGTAGAACCATTAGACATTGTATTCTTTAGTAATGGGGAGAGTTGTGCTGAAGACAACTATAATCATTTGGTAGAGATTACAAAGAATCTACCTAACAAGATACATAGAATTGATAGAGTTGTTGGTCGAGTTAAAAGCCAACATGCCGCAGCAAATATATCAACCACACCATGGTACTTTTTAGTTAACGCTAAGTTAAAAGTAAATGATGACTTTGACTTTAGTTGGCAACCAAATAGAATGAAATCTAGTCGTCACTATATCTTTACTTGCACCAACCCAGTCAATGGATTAGAATATGGACATCAAGCAATAGTAGCAAATAATCGTAAACTTACATTGAATACCGAAGTCAAGAGATTAGATTATACTATGGATAGTCCCACTGAAGTAGTAAAAATTAACAGCGGTGTTAGCACATATAATTCAAGCGAATATGATACCTGGAGAACTAGTTTCAGAGAATGTATTAAGTTGAAATACTATAATGATGAGGAATCCAAGCATAGACTAGAGTGTTGGAGTACAGTGGGTAATGGTAATTATGGAAATATGAGTATTCTAGGTGCAAAAAATGCTATGGAATACTATGATTCTGTTAACGGGGGATTAGAAAAACTCATGTTAACTTATGACTGGGCATGGTTGTACCAGCATTACTGTGATAAATATATGAATGACTACAACCACAGCCTCCCCAGCAGCGTTATCAATTTCCAATGTTAGAGGAGTATTAAATGTCGCTCAAAATAGTAATGGGGATACCAATTACTCAGTTAATAATGTTCTATTACCTATATCATTTAATGACCCGTTAGTCAGAAGACTAGCTAATAATGGTGGTGCTGCCTCACCGTCTGGAACTAATATTTCAATGAGTCAACTACGTGGCAAAGCAGGCCCCGAACCATATGGTTCGGTAACTGGACAACCAGCTGCAACTTGCTCAGGTTCTGATTTATATACTATAAAAAATGACGGCACATACGGTACCTATACAGATATTACATATGGTTCTAATACTTGTGTACCTAATCCACTTCCTGTAAATGTATTAATACTTGGCGGTGGTGGCGGTGGACATGCTCGTCAAGGTAGTGATAATAATGCGGAAAACGGTGGAGGTGGCGCCGGTGGTTTAATTGATGCGAATTTTAATCTTCCTAGAGGATCATATTCATTTACTATAGGATCCGGAGGTGTCGGGGGTAACGGCGGAAGTACTGTTGCATTTGGTTATACTGCAATAGGCGGCGGCTTAGGTGGAGGCTCAGACGATATGGCTGGTGGTGATGGAGGCTCTGGTGGCGGCAGTTCAGGTCATAGAGGATCAGGTGGCCCACGCGGCGGCTATTCAACACAACCAAAACCTACATCTGGAAATTTTGGCAATCAACCTGCATATGGAAATGATGGTGGCGGTGGAGGCATTGGTGGAGGTGGTGGCGCAGGCGGACCTAATTCAGGATATAACGGTGGACCAGGACTAACTTGGACAGATGGTGTAACCTACGCAGGTGGCGGAGGAGGTTCATATAGCGGCACCGGCGGCTCTGGCGGTGGCGGTAATGGCCCGGGACAAAATGCTACAAATTATGGTTCAGGTGGCGGTGGCGGTTCAAGTAAAAATGGTGGACTAGATACTACTTCTGGATATCAAGGTATAGTTATTATCTCATATGTATGGTCTGCACGAGCATTAACTGGTGGCACAGTTACTAGTAGTGGAAGCGGTGCTAGTAAAAGATGGTTCCATGCAATAACCGATTCTTCACAAACTATTACTTTTTAATTTTTTAATTTTATGAGTCATTTTGCACAAATCAACGACAATAACATTGTGATTAATATTATCATATGTGATAAACATACTATTGATTCCGGTAAATTTGGGGATCCGCATAATTGGATAGAAACTGATCCATTTACAAGACGTAATATGCATTATGATGTAAACGGCAAACCGGATGGTGGTAAACCGCTTAGGGGAAATAGTGCAATAATTGGTGGAAAGTATGATAGAATAAATGATGTATTTTATCCATTAAGACCATATGCCAGTTGGTCAATGGATAGTTCAGATTGGACTTGGAAACCCCCAATACCACAACCCCCGTCTACCGACACAATACAATATTATTGGAATGATAGTACATTGGCTTGGGATCCACTTGAAAGATTATAAAATAATTAATTCATCATGGAATATTTTGAAGCCATAATAACTTTAATCTGTGCAATAGCAGTAGTATGGATAATAAACTATAACGACACAATGGGTGACTAAATTGCAATATGGTCAAGAATTTATTATGGGTATTAACATTCAGCATATTAGGCCCTACACCTGAGTCCGGTGAATCACCAAAATATAAAACTAAGCAAGAGTGTCAGCAGGCACCAGAACAAAAACGACAAGAATACAAAGCCAAACATAAAACACTTGTGGGTAGTTGTCACCAGACTACTAAAGAATAATTTGCAAATTACAAATTAGTATGTTACAATAGTAATATGCTCAACCAATCCGTATTAACTTATATCCAAACTCATGTCGATAGTAGGGGAATACCTAATATTAGTAATGTTGATTGGAAAGAATTTATACAACTATATTCCAAAGAAGATATCAGAGACACACTAGCAGAATATATCACTAGTAACAACATACCTTTCCCAAGTAGAATCATTGAAAAAAGTGAACTTAACGAATTGTTTTTACAGTTTCGTAATACATCAATGATGGGTGAATATAAAGACTTTGATGTTGTATTAGAAAAAGTTGATTACAAATATAAGTATGAAGATAACCCATTAGGTGTTATAGATAAGTCACACGTTTATAATAGTGTTAGCAATTACTTTCAACAAGAAAATCGTATGAAGTGTGGTAGTAATCTTGTATCTAGTCCCTGGGATATTTGGCATAGTATGGATCAACTAAAAAAGATGAATTGGCAGTTCTGGAGATTAGGTGTCATTGCTAATAGAGATATTAACGATAGTATGTTCCGTGAAGGATTTAGAATTGGTACATATACTGCAACACAATTCAAACCTAGTGTTGCAAAAGCATTGTATGAAAAACATGATGCAGTCAACGTACTAGATACTAGTTGTGGTTGGGGAGATAGACTTGCAGGATTCTATGGTACAAGATGTACAGAGAAATACGTAGGATGTGATCCTAATCCAGAAGTTTATAATACTTATAAACAACAATGCATTGAGTATGAACGATTGTTAGGACATGCTCCTATACTAACAGAATATGATAATTACTTTACTTGTGTTGGTAGTAAATCAGTAACAATATATAATCTACCTAGTGAAGATGTAGATTGGAGTAAGCATCATAATGAATTTGATTTTTACTTTACTAGTCCTCCGTACTATGAAACAGAACGCTATGCAAGTAACAATAGTGAGACACAGAGTTATAGTAGATATCCCTCATTTGATAGTTGGAAAAATGACTTCTTTTTCAAAGTGAATCGCATGATTTGGGATACATTACGTGATGATGCATATATGATGATTAATATCATTGAACCTAGAATCGCAAAAGGTACACGATTGAACTTATGCGATGATATGGTTGACGATATTTTGACATACCCAAATGCACACTATTTGGGTAAGATTGGAATGAGATTGCAAGTAAGACCTCACAATATTGTAGACAATAGTAAGAACGGTGTATTTATAGAACCTGTTTGGGTCTTTAGAAAGAACAACAGTCAATATGTCCAAAATATGTTTACAGAATTGTTTAGTTGTGATTAAATACAAGTTAAGACTGTATGAAGTGAATTGAAAAGGATTCTGGACGCGGGTGCGAATCCCGCCAGGTCCACCATAAACATACTTAAATCTCTACAAAATCGAAAGGTTGGGATCAGGGCTGGTACACCGGATTACTCTAGGGAAACCTATAAGTGCGGATAGACCATAGTATGTTTTTGATGGGCCTGACCTAGATTCGACAGGGTCAAGAGTAATGAAATGGACAGTCCGGCAATGTAGAAGCCGTTAGGGTTGGGGGAAAAGTAATAGTCGCTATGCCCATAGCATAGAAAGACGTTAGACCCGACCGAAGAAGCAAAAAAAGTAAAAGCAAACGACTCACAGTTCGCATTGGCTGCTTGATAAAAGCATCCTAGGGTAAGAAATACCTCGTAACAGAAACTCAGGACCTGCTTCGGCAGGTTTCCTTTTGTCAACGGAAACTATTGCTACCGCGTTATATATGTATAGGAGAGTTCTTATGCAAGAGTCTACAATGTGTTATAGCAAAAATGATAAACCGGGTAAGTATGAAAAGGTAAGTTATATGCCTAGTCGTGCAACTATAAAGAATTGCCCTGATTGTGATACCAAACGAACTACTATTTGCAAAGATCCAAACTGTAATAAACCTAAGAAATGACCAAAATCATACTCTTTTAACTAAATAGAGTATGACATATCTAATCTATACATTGATAGTAACACATATTACTATCATTTGTGTCACTCTATTCTTACATAGAGGCCAGGCACACAAAGGAATAATCTTTCACCCTATATTAAGTCACTTTATGCGTTTCTGGTTGTGGCTTACTACCGGCATGGTAACAAAGCAATGGGTAGCAATACACCGCAAGCATCATAGATACAGTGACGTAGAAGGTGACCCCCATAGCCCACATGTGTATGGGATAAAAAGAGTTTTCTTTAAAGGAGCATTTTTATATAATGAAGCATCAAAAGATAAAGTCATGGTTGATACATACGGTGTTGGTACTCCTTCTGATTGGATGGAGCACAACATATACACTCCTCACTCCAGACTTGGCATTGGCATTCTCTTTGTGTTCAATACGTTAGTATTTGGATATTGGGGAATATTGATATGGGGTATACAAATGATATGGATACCCTTTTGGGCAGCCGGAGTTATAAACGGCATTGGACATTTTATAGGATATAGAAATGGCGAAACTAAAGATTGTAGTCGTAATATTAGTCCTTGGGGTATTATTATTGGTGGTGAAGAATTGCACAACAACCACCATTTGGACCCAGCGAGTACCCGTCTCTCTAAGAAGTGGTATGAATTCGATATAGGTTATATGTGGTTGACCATATTTAGTGTATTTGGGCTAGCAAAGGCTAGACAAGCAACATAGTTTAGTGTATTATTATACTATGAGCACCGAACAAGACAAATTCAAACACTCTAAGCGTTTACACCAAGATGAAAACGCTATTAAAAAGCAAACTAAGATTGCTAAAGAACATGGAATGGACGTTAAAGAACCTCATAAGTTTGCTAAACACCACGCTATGGACTGCGGTAATCCAGAATGCGCTTTATGTGGTAATCCTAGAAAAACATTCAAGGAATTAACCACACAAGAGCAAAGAATGTTCCAAGATTTGGATGAAGTACGTGACAGACATAGTAATGGGTTACCCCCAGATAACACTTAATATATTACGCAATCTTTTTGCGCTAAATATTAGGCTATGTTTTAAAAAAACATAATTTAAAAGGAAATAAAATATGAAGAAAATTGCAATCGCAACATTGGTTTTAGCTGCATTTGGCGCTATGGCCGCAGATAGTTTCACAGTTGAAGGTCAACATATCAACAACGCAGGTGCAGCCGCACAACAACAATATGTTTTGGGCGTAAAGAAAGAGTTCAGTGGCTTTGCTGGTGACTTGGCTTTCTCTAATGCACAAACTGAAGGTACTAACGCACTAAGCACACGCTTAGAAGCAGGTGCTACAGTTAATGGCCCAGTTGGTTTATATGCACGTGCTGCAGTTGGTCAAAAGTATACTAATACTACAGACTTTACATACTACTCAGTTGAGCCAGGTATTGCAGTAGCAGTTCCGGGTGTTGCTGGTTTAACTGCTAAAGTTGGATATCGTTTCCGTTCTGCTTTTGATAGCACACAAAACAATGACCAAACACATACAGCACGTTATTCTTTGGCTTATGCATTAAGCAAAGAAGATACAGTTGCATTGAAGTATGACCGTGTTAACGGTGACAATAATCAAAAAGTTGTTGCAGTAGCATATACACGTGGTTTCTAAAATTTAGAAATCTTTCATAAAAGGCTCTTCGGAGCCTTTTTCCTTATGAAACTTATAGAAATTAAAAACACTAAGGCAACTAACTCATTAGAGATTAGTTATACACCTAGTGATATATGTAATTACAAATGCTGGTACTGTTTTCCAGGATGTAATACTGGTGTCATGCCTTGGCCTGATGTTGATATAGTAAAAAAGAACATGGTTCATTTGATTAACTATTATCGCAACAATCAAAATATAGAACATATTAAGTTAGTATTAGGTGGCGGAGAACCTACATTATGGCCTGACATTGAAGAATTTTTAGAATATGTAATTCAACATACAGGTTGTGAAATAAAGATAATGACTAATGGATCACGCACATTACGTTGGTGGAAAGAGTATGGGCATTTGTTTAATAATGTTAGTGTTAGCGTACACCATGAACAAGTGGATGTTTCCCATATTATTGAGTTAACTAAAATACTAATTGATAAGAATGTTACATTTGGTGTGAATGTATTAATGGATCACACACATTGGGATAAGTGTGTTAGTATAGTTGACGAATTGAAATCATCGGGTGTTGATTTTTCTCTTAGTTCCAAACCAGTTTACATTAATGGAGAAATAGAGTATACTACGTCACAATCTGAATATGTATTGAATCACAAAAAGGGTATAACCAATAGTGTAACAAATCATATCTCATTGTTATTTGATAATGGTAGTATAGTAAAACCCGAAAACGAAAACTATCCTATCATGCATTCATTAAATAACTTTGTAGGATGGAGTTGTACATTAGGTGTTAATTACCTTTTTATAAGTTTCAATGGTTGTCTTACAGGAACATGTGGGCAATTCTTATTTGGTAAAAGAGATTACTATTCAATACACGATAAGAACTTCATTGAAGTTTTTAACCCAGTAATTGAACCTGTAATATGTAGACAACTAGGTTGTCATTGTGCTCCTGAAGTAGTTCTTAATAAAAGAAGGATATAATATGGCAAGTCTAAAAGATTATTTTGATAGAGTAACCTACAAAAGTAAATATAATATTGGTGATCGTGTTACAGGTACATGGAATGATATCCCGTTTATGGGCACAATAGGCAATGATACACAATTAAACCCAGTCGATGGACCTTATGTAACGGTTCATTTAGATTTACCCATTATGTTTGAAAATAAAATTAACAATGTTATAATTGTCAAACACAAGAGTATCAAAAGATTACCAGAAATTAAATAAAGGAAAAACATGTCAGCAACATTAGCAAATTTAGAATCTGCATTAGCAGGTGAAAGTATGGCTCACATCAAGTATCGCTATTTTGCACGTATCGCACGTGAAGAAGGCTTTGAAGATGTAGCAAAACATTTTGAACATACAGCAGACCAAGAGATTAAACATGCCTGGGGACACCTAGAGTTATTAATCGGTAAGCCAAGTACAAAAGAATGTTTACAAAAAGCAATCGACGGTGAAACATATGAATTCACTACAATGTACCCACAATTCCAAGCAATCGCTGAGAGTGAAGGTAACATTGAAGCCGCTAAAGAGGCCGAAGAACAAATCACAGAAAGCAAAGAACATGCACGTGAGTTTATTGAACTACTAGAAAAGGCAGAAAAGCGTTTTGCCGCACTAAAGAAAGTTGAAGAACGTCATGCCAGTGCTTATCAAAGAATGTTACAGGAGGTCCAATAATGGAACATATATGCGTAGTATGTGGACACATCCACGATGAAGAAACAGAAGGTAAATGGGAAGATTTACCTGAAGACTTTCTATGCCCTGAGTGCGGTGTAGGCAAAGAAGATTACGAGACTATCTAATATGGATATGGATCAAGCCGCAGTATTCTTAGCAGGTAGTATATTGACTATGCTAGGATTTACAGTTGTAGTTGCAGGGGTTATTGTGATTAATAACCTCATTCATAAATTTTGGAAACCTGTACAATTATGGCTTCCAAATACATTGACAGAACCTAAACGTTTTGCTACACCGGAAGAAATGGAACGTATTGCACCCCATTTTGATCCAATCAGTAAAGAGCCTCATCCAGTAAAAGAAACAAAAAAATAAATTTATTGTATTCCTTTATTAAACCCTCTTAGAGGGTTTTCCATTGTCACACGTTTGTCACAATATATCATGGATTTATCCGATAAATATTGTTATGACACAGAGAACCTATCGCTCAATTTTTATTAGTGATGTACATTTAGGTACACGTGATAGCAAGGCAGATGCATTAAACAACTTCCTTAAACATAATACATGTGATACTCTCTACTTAGTAGGAGACATACTAGATGTGTGGAGAATTCAACAAAACAAATGGCGATGGAAACAATCGCATACAAATGTGGTTCGCCGTATTCTTGGTCATAGTAAGCGTGGTACCAGAGTTATTTATGTTGCTGGGAATCACGATGAGTTTCTTAGACCACTAATGCCATATAATATTGGCTTTGGTAATGTTGAAGTCTGTAATCAATGTGAACATATAGGATTAGATGGTAAACATTACTTAGTTATACATGGCGACATGTTTGACGGTATAACAAGATTAGCACCTTGGCTAACATTCTTAGGAGATAAAGCATATGACTTCATTCTTTCGTTCAATACTAAATTCAATTGGCTACGCCATCGTATGGGTTTTGGGTACTTTAGTCTTAGCCAATATCTTAAGGGAAGAGTAAAGAAAGCAGTTGACTTCATATTCCAATTTGAAAAAAATCTTATAGCATACTGTAAGAAAAGGGGATTTGACGGTGTAATTTGTGGTCATATTCATCATGCTGAAATAAAATTAGTAGATGATATAGTCTATATGAATGATGGTGACTGGGTAGAAAGTTGCACAGCATTAGTAGAAACCTGGGAAGGTACCTGGGAAATAATAACATGGACTAAAGAAAATGACAAAGACGATATTAATAGTAACAGACAACTTACCTAATCAAATAAATGGCGTTGTTACTACATACAAAAACATTGAGGCGTGTGCGGTTCTTGATGGTTATAATGTTGTATATATTGACCCCGGGAGGTACGGCTATGTTGATTGCCCTATGTACAATGAAGTCAAGATTACCTACCCCAGGAAAATCGGCCAGACGATTAAGGAGATTAACCCGGATCATATCCATATCGCCACAGAAGGTCCTCTTGGTTTGTCTGCTAGAAAATATCTTACAAAACGTAGTATTAGGTACAATACTGCTTACCATACTAAGTTTCCTGAAGGTATAAAGAAACTAATAGGTGTACCTGAAACTATTACATGGGCATATGTTCGTTGGTTTCATAAACATGCAGGTAAAGTATTAACTACTACAGATACAATGGTTAAAGATTTGCATAGTCATGGGTTTGATGGTGAGATTGTTAGTTGGACTAGAGGAGTAGACCGCGAAATCTTTACACCTGATTTAAGAGAAAAAACAACTGCTAAGTATATCTTATGTGTTAGTCGTGTTAGTAAAGAAAAGAATCTTGAGGATTTCTTTAAATTAGACTATCCGGATTATTTAAAGATTATGGTAGGTGATGGTCCTATGTTAGAAACTTATAAAAAGATGTACCCCGACGTACATTTTGCAGGGGCTAAGAGAGGTAGAGAATTAGCACAGTATTACGCTAATGCAGAAGTATTTGTGTTTCCTAGTCGTTGGGAAACATTTGGATTAGTGATGATAGAGGCAATGGCTTGTGGAACTCCCGTTGCAGCATATCCTGCAGACGGTCCATTAGATGTAATTGATAGCGGGATAACAGGTTTCATGGATGATGACCTGAAAATAGCAGTGGATCGTTGCTTGGGGTTAAATAGAGATGTAGTAGAAAAAGGAAGTCAGCGTTGGAGTTGGTCTAATGCCTGGCAAATATTCAAACAACATCTGGTGTAAAATGAAGCCAAAAATAGCACTTTTCGTGCATGATCCAAGATGCTCGGTTCAGTCTGGAAACGGAATAATCAAAGCACTATCCTCGGATTATGAATTCCGTTTATTCTCAAAGAATGAAATGGAAAAGGGTTTCTTTGATGATGTTGATATGGTTGCTTTCCCCGGTGGATTTGGTGATAGTGATACATATGATAAACTATTAAAGCCCAACAAAAAAGCAATACGTGATTTCGTTAACAAAGGTGGACGTTATTTGGGTATATGCATGGGTGCATACTGGGCCGGCAGTCACTACTTTAATATACTAGATGGTGTTGATGCTGTGCAATATTTAAGCCGCCCCGGCACAGATACAAGAAGACCACATGCTAAAAATATATCAGTTACTTGGCAAGATACACCTATGAATATGTTTTGGTATGATGGTTGTGCATTAGTAGGAAATAATTTGAAGTTCGAAACTATTGCTACATATAGTAATAACGATCCGATGGCTATTATTCAAAATAGAATCGGTCTAATAGGTTGTCACCCAGAGAGTGAACAGTTTTGGTATGATAGTTATAGTTGGATGAAGGGTAAGTATCATCACGGTACACATCATACACTATTATTAGATTTCGTTAATAAACTAATGGAGAAATAATGTTTATAGCAACATATATAGTAATCGGAGCATTGTCAGGACTTGGCTGGTGGACAAGTAATCACTATATCATCGAACCCTACTTTCCTGAACCTATTCAAAAGGTTTCTAAGAAAGAAGAACCTACGAAAGATAAATGAAAATAGAAACATCATTGGACTGGGATAACGTGAGTAATGAATTAATTATTCAACTTAACAGTATATCGTATAATCCCGACCTACGTAAGATGTTGAAAAATATTGAAACAATGGTCGGTCAACTTAGTAAATTAGAAGTTGAAGCAAGGCGAACACGCCATACTAGTTATAGTAATGAACAAAAAGATAAAATCAACAAAGCCATTGACCACTTAGAAAAATTGTTGTTAATGGCTAAGTTGATGTCCTAAGTATTACATTAACCTTATATAATACCGATTAATTATACGTTTGCATTAATACTTAGTACATATTTATAACAAAAGTACTACTTTTTGTTTCACTTTGGGATTTGACAATAAATCCATTACAGTATATAATACATGTATTGATTAACTAAAGGAGTACGTATGACAGTTGATGTTGCTATCGCCCAAGGTGTTGCTAAAGACATGCAACAAAAACGTGAGATTCGTATGTATGGCTGTACCGAAGCCCAAATGCGTGAGGCAGTTGAACAAAGCATTACTTTTCGTCATAGTGGTCCTGCTATGATGGCGGCTAGTATCATGTCTGATTGTCAGGAAATGATTGCGTATGACAACAACGGCGCCTATGATTTTATGGTCATTGAGGATGTTCGTCAAGCACTAAATCGTGCTAAATGGATTCTGTTTGAATATTGTGACAATCGGGCTTAATTATGAAAATTGAAATTCTAGCCCACGGTAATACAAATCCTGAAAAAGTTCTACTACTCTATAAGACTGCAAAGTTTTATGCAAAATACTTAAACCTTAATAAAGCAAAATATAGCCTACTAGTTTGTAGTGCACCAAATTTACGCAAACGTGATGGTAATAATGGTGTTGCAAGTAAAACAGGTGAGAATGAAATTACTGTAGTAGTTGATAGCCAGTTAAAGTTACCTCAAATGTTATTGACATTGGCGCATGAAATGGTTCATGCTAAACAATATATTCGTGGTCATTATAAATCCGAAATTTCACGTAACGGTAAACATAAGCGTTTTTGGTTAGGTAAACAGTATTCGGTAGTGTATCATAAGCGTCCTTGGGAACGTGAGGCCTTTCGCCGAGAAGGTGAATTGGTAAATGCACTATTAGAAAGTGTTGCCCAAAGTATGAGTAAGCCTTGACAATAAATCAGTTTTACTATAGAATAGAGTTTCTTAAGTCAACAAGTCATTTTTAAAGGAGTCATAAATGGCATCAGTTAGCGACAATCACACTATCACTAGTGTACAAACCCGCAAAGCAATTCTAAGTGCTTTCAAAACTAAACGTCCCGTTTTTCTTTGGGGCCCTCCCGGCATCGGTAAATCTGAAGTCGTGCAGGAAATTGCCGATGAACTAAAAGGTCATGTAATTGACTTGCGTATGGCACAAATGGAACCTACTGATATTCGTGGTATTCCATTCTTCAATAAAGATATCAACAAGATGGATTGGGCTAGCCCTGTAGATTTGCCTAGTGATGAACTAGCAAGTCAATATCCAGTTGTAGTTCTTTTCTTAGATGAAATGAACTCGGCACCCCCAGCAGTACAAGCGGCGGGCTATCAACTTATTTTGAATCGCCGTGTAGGTAAGTACAAGTTGCCTGATAATGTTGTAATCGTTGCGGCAGGCAATCGTGATAGCGACAAAGGTGTTACTTATCGTATGCCGATGCCCCTTGCTAATCGTTTCATTCACTTAGAAATGCGCCCTGACTTTACATCATGGCAGACATGGGCTGTGAACAACAACATTCACAAAGACGTTGTTGGTTACTTGTCATTCGCAAAGAATGATATGTATGACTTTGATGCCAAATCTAGTTCACGTGCATTTGCAACACCTCGTAGTTGGTGTTTCGTTAGTGACTTGTTGAATGATGAAGACAACATGGATGTTGACACACAATTCAATTTAGTGGCAGGTGCTATTGGTGAAGGTCTAGCAGTTAAGTTTATGGCTCATCGTAAGATTGCAGGTAAGATGCCTGAGCCAACTGATATTTTATCAGGCAAAGTTAAAGACTTGCAAGTAAAAGAAATTTCAGCAATGTACTCATTGACAATTTCTATGTGCTACGAATTGAAAGATTCAGTCACCAACAAGAAAGTTAACAGCAAACAGTTCCATGAAATGGCTGAAAACTTCTTCACTTACATGATGAACAACTTTGAAACAGAGTTGACAGTTATGGGTGCTAAGATTGCATTGAAGACTTATGAGTTACCAATTGAGCCAACTCAATTGAAGAACTTTGATGAATTCCATAAGAAGTATGGAAAATATATTGTGGAAGCAGGCAACTGATCCACTGACTCCCGGTGCTTAAACGCACCGTTCACAGGGCGGGAATAGTGTGAATGTTCTCGCCCTTTTTTTCTAAAGGATTTATAATGAAACATACTAGTCTCTCAGGTAAGAAATATTTTTATGCATTGGGTCAACGTGTCCGTGCAAAAGGTTGGACAAAAGGTCAAGGTGAAACCTTTTATCATTTGGAAAGTGCCCAACCATATGCTATGATTTACTTTGATAAAGGTTTTCGTGGCTTAAGTTTGAATTGACAATAATTAAATACTAGTGTATAATATAGTTATTGTAACAAGGAGTATCTATGAGTGACGTAATCAGCCCAACTAAGAAAAAACGTAGTAGTAAATTTGACAATCTAATTGGTCCTACTGACCCTAAGATTGATGCACAGGCACGTGAACTATTAGTAGGTGCACGTATTGGATTGTTGTTGCGTCATTCATTCTTTGGTAATCTTGCTACACGAATGAAATTGGTAAATGCTGACGAATGGTGTGCTACTGCCGCTACTGACGGAATTACATTCTATTACAATAGTCGCTTTATTAAAATGCTAAAGCCAAAAGAAATTGAATTCTTATTTGGTCATGAAGTATTACACGTTGTTTATGACCATATGGGTCGTAGAGGTGAACGTGATCCGCAAATGTGGAACATTGCTGATGACTATGCAGTCAATGCTGATTTGAAACGTCATCATGTAGGTCAATTCATTACTACTGTGCCTTGCTTATATGAAACAAAATACGATGGCAAGCCTGCAGAAGAAATCTATGATGACTTAATGAAGAATGTTAAGAAAATCAACATCGATGATTTGATTGAACAATTATTGGACGATCACATGGATGGTGAAGATGGTGATAATGACGGTGAAGAAGGTAACGACGGTGAGAAAAAAGGCAAAGGCAAGCGCCCTAAGCAAATGACACCTGAAGAACGTGAACGTGCCCGTCAAGAAATCAAGCAAGCAATTATCAGTGCCGCACAAAGTGCAGAGGCAGGTACATTACCTAAGAGTGTTGAACGATTAATTCAACAACATACTAATCCAGTCATGCCCTGGCGTGAGTTGATTCAAACAAACTTGACTAGTGCTATTCGCACAGACTATTCTTGGATGCGTCCCTCACGTAGAAGTTGGCACATGGATGCTATCATGCCTGGCATGACACCAGGTGAAGAGATTGACGTAGTTGTTGCTATCGACATGTCAGGCTCAATTTCAAATAAACAAGCACAGGCTTTTTTAGGTGAAATTGGTGGCATGATGAGTTCGTTTGATGGCTACAAAGTTCATGTATTCTGTTTTGATACTGAAACGTACAACCCAAAAGACTTTCATAGTGACAACATGGACTTGATTGAAAACTATGAAGTAATGGGCGGTGGTGGCACTGACTTTGATTGTATCTTTACATACTTAAAAGAAAGTGCTATCGAACCAAAACGTTTGATTGTGTTTACTGATGGTTACCCTTGTGGCTCTTGGGGTGATGCAGAGTATTGCGATACTACTTGGATCATTCATGGTGACAAGAATCCTAATCCCCCATTCGGAACATTTGCATTATACGATGAACAATAAGGAGAGTGTGTATGCCAGTAATCGTTTTTTTATTAGAATGTCTTGCGGCGGTATGTATTATACTAGTGATAGTAAAAATTCTTCAAAAGTTTTTTGAATCTAACGGTGAATAAATGAAACAATATCTCGCAATGTGGGATAATCAAGGTCTTGAATATTTGTATTGTCATAGTGACCTTGAGAAACAAATAATGTGGAATACTCTTAAGGGTGTGCCACTTCCTATTTACCCTAACATTAGTATAATGACAATAAGGGCGCAATCAAACCCTCAACGTCATTATGAAATTTATGCATTCAATGCAGATGATGAACTAACTGAGGAATCAATTAAATCAGCATTTGAAACCGCACCTCAAGGTATTGTGGATTTTATTCGTGCTAATGGACAGAAAATTTATAGCGACCGAGTAGAAAAAAGGCCTGTAATCGTATGATGTATATCGGTACAAGTTTAGGCGGATGCTTACAAAGTCTGTTAGCAGGTGAAGTGTCCGAGGATGAGGTAATGTTCATTGTAACACGTACTGATTGTCCTGACTATGAAAAGTTTGTGGCTGTAGTAGAACAATATCATACATATGGTAATATAGGTGCAAGAAATTCTGACCGTTATGAAATAGGTGATTATGATTTAGAAGAAGTCTTAAAGTTAGCAGAACGACTTTGGTATCGAGGTAAGATTCACCAACCAAGAACATTTGTCGGCTCCGCGAGTTATAATCACCCATTTCGAGTAGGTGATGAATTATGGTGGCAAGTAGTGCCTACAATTAATAATAATAATCCTGCTGTAGTTGATGCCTACGAAAAATATAAGATGCTAGATGTGTTGACTAGATGAGTTGACTAGATGAGTGTATTTGAATCACCGGATAAAGGTGAAACAGTTTATAAAAGAGAATCAGGTTCACTTGACCGTGAACTTGTTTCCATTTCTGAAAAGAAAAAGTCTTTACATGAACAACTTAAAGAAGACCAATTGTGGGGTGAGATTCGCCGAAAGGCTAAGACAAACGTAGCATTACGTGATATACTCAATCAAGCAATCATGGTTTATAATTTAATAAAAGATGAAAAGAGAAATTGATCCTCAAAGTTGGTTTGGTACCAGAGAAGTAAAAGGTGGCATACCCAAACATTTCGTAAAGGCTACTACTAGTATGTCTGAAGAATCTTACCTTTGGGTAGTAAAAAAACTATACGGTAGATTTGGAACATCGATGGATATATCTAATCTACTGTTGGATATTTATTATATTTACTTTGAAGATCCAAAAGAAGCAATGATATATGAATTGCGTTGGGCTGGCAGTAATTAATTTTTGGATAACCTAATATCAATTAAATATTGCTATAGCTTATAAAGCATAAGGAGAACATTATGAGTTTTTTAAGACACGTAGGAAAAATTGGTGATCGCAAGATTGCTGTTGTATTCAGAGAAGTACCAGGTGAAGACCACATGGCATTAGCAGTATATACTGAATCATTAAACAGACATATACATGATCCATTAATGAAATGTATTGAAAGTGATATCGGGCAAAATAGTGAAAATCTAGCCGATGCATTAAATCGTACTCATACAAATGATGGTAAAATTATTTTACAAGTACTTCATAAAGAAGGCTTACTAAAGAAAGTACAAACTAATCAAGTTGTAATGACACCTAGTCCTTCTACTCAAATTAAATTAGATGAGTTGAATAAGATTTTAGATGAAATGAAACAAGGTGAAGAGGCTGTACAGCGGTTAGCCGAAATGGATCAAAGTTTAGGATTACAAAGTTCTAAACAAGTTGCACAACGTATGCGTAACAAAGAAGCCGCAAAAACAACACCGCCAGTTGGTGTACCAGATGTGCCAGGTATATTAGGTGATACTGCATTAGCAAATAATCTAAAACAACAAGCGGCAAGAATGGAAGCAGAAGCAAAAGGTTTGTTAGCAGAAAGTGCAAGATTGCAACAAGAGGCTAATGAGATGTTAGGTATTTCAACCACAACACAAACTACTACACCATCAGCACCTGTTGCTAAAAAGCGCGGTCGTCCTGCAAAGGCAACTGTAACTATTTAAGGCAATAATGTCACCTGATTTTTTGAGTAAGTGGGAACATATTCTAGAGGATGTAGAAAAGAGTAGAGTTCCCGTACAATTTGTTAAAAAGATTGTAGTTAGAATGGTAGGTAAAAAACAGCATACTATTAATATACAATCTCTTTTCAAACAAGGACTAAGCCCTGACGAAGTTGAAGAGGTCATCTCACGTAAACTAACTGAGTTAGATCCTCTTATCAACAGTTTTGAATTTATACTAAATTTAGAAACTATTGCTGAAACAGTACAACCTGAGACAGATAAATTGTTAGGTAAATTATGAAACAGTACTTAGACTTATTACAAGATATATTAGATAACGGAGAAACAAAAGATGATAGAACTGGCATTGGCACTATTAGTGTGTTTGGACGTAGTATTCGCTTTGATTTGCGTAGGGGCTTTCCAGCCGTAACCACAAAGAAATTAGCATGGAAATCCTGTGTAGGTGAACTACTTTGGTTTATCGAAGGATCAGGTGATGAACGCCGACTAGCAGAAATCACACATGGTGAAAAAGGCGGGGTTACAATATGGACACCAAATGCATATGCTCCCTACTGGAGAGATAAGGCTAAATTTGACGGTGACTTGGGTCGTGTATACGGAGTTCAATGGCGTACTTGGTTAACAGGTCTTAAACGCTGGACTAGTAGTAGTGAATATGAACCTGATAGCGTTGACCAATTGGCAAATCTCATAGAAGGACTTAAACGAGATCCTAATGGGCGTAGGCATATTCTTAATGCCTGGAACGTGGGCGAACTAGACCAAATGGCATTGCCACCTTGTCACGTTATGAGTCAATACTATGTGAATAGCAAGAATGAATTAAGTTGTCATATGTATCAACGTAGTGTTGATGTGTTCTTAGGACTCCCATTTAACATTGCTAGTTATGCATTGCTTACACATCTAATTGCACAATGCTGTGATATGACTGTAGGTGAATTAATTATTAGTACAGGTGATACACATATCTATAAAATGCACATTGACCAGGTTCGTGAGCAGTTAACACGTGATCCACTGTCACTACCAACATTAAAACTTAATCCTGACATTAAGGATATTAATAAGTTTACAATGGGAGATATAGAATTACAGAATTACAACAGTCACCAACAAATAAAAGCAGAAATGGCAGTGTAATTGTCTATCAATTCAACATGGGTGATGTTGAAGATCCTGAACTTTATGCCGCCTTCCCATTAGCCGAATGGGAAAAAACTGACCATTGTAAATGGGTCAAAGAACATTCAACTAAAACTCCTGTATTTTATATACGAATAGGAGATCAGTATGGATATAAAGTAGTAGTTGAGGCTGAATTTACAGAAGAAAATTTACTTTGGTATAATCTAAAATACACATAATTTGGATAATATCTGCATAAATACAGATATGTTCTTATTAAGTTTAATCCCCGACAGTTTCTTACAGATGGCTATCTTTGCTATTATAGCAACTGGTATAGTCATATATATGGCTAGTTTCTTTTTAGCACTAGTTCCTGTACTAATACCCTATAGACCAATATTTCATGTTCTTTCACTATTCTTTATATTAGTGGGAGTCTATTTTACAGGCGGTTATGGTACTGAAATGGAATGGCGCAAGCGTGTACATGACATGGAAGCCAAAGTAGCAAAAGCAGAAGAACAATCCAAGCAGGCTAATTCTCAGTTAGATAATAAAGCACAACAAAAAGTAAAGATTATCCGTGAAAAGGGTTTAGTTGTAAAACAATACATAGACCGTGAAGTAACTAAGTATGATAACCAATGTGTAATTCCTAAAGAATTTGTAAAAGCACACAACGACTCAGCGGAGAAGACAAAGTGAATAATCAAAATGAAGTAGTTAAATCAGTAACGATACTTATATTACTCATCATGTTAGTAATATTTGTATTAGCAGGTTGCACTAGTGTTCCAGTTAGCAGGAGCTTCCCAGAAGCACCAAGTAAAGTTGTGATGGAAGGTTGTCCTAATCTAAAGAAACTAGATGATAGTTCAAAGTTAAGCGATGTAGCAAAAACAGTTACGATTAACTATTCAACATATTATGAATGTGCAGTTAAAGTTGACACATGGATTGAATGGTATCAGATACAGAAAAATATATTTGAAAGCATCAAATGAAGAAAGTATTATTAGTTCTATTATTGTCTGGATGCGCTACGTTTAACGATGCATTAGATGCATATCTAATGAAGTATGATAATAATGAGTATAAGTTAATAACTGAGATTAGAACTAAAGCAGGTGTTGCAAAAGATAAATGTAGTGACCCAGTAGAATCAAAAAGATTAGCAAAAGAACTATCATATACTAGCGTATTTCTAATGCACTATGCAGAACACTTACCTCATAATAAACCAATACAACAAGCAACAGTTGAGTTGAATGATATGGTAAAAGGATTATCAGACAAATATGATAGTGGAACAGTGAGCCCTGTATTCTGTAAAATTAAGTTTAAGAATATAGAAGACTCGGCAAATACAATGCAACAAAGCGAAGGAAAGAAGCCAAGATGAGTACTGTACAACAACACCAAGAAGAATTAGCAAATGTAAATAGTAGAAACCCTGATGTAACTGATGCGGCTGCAAAGGTACATGAATATACAGATATGTGTATGAGAGGGGAAATTAGTAAAGAAGAATATATAGAGTTAGTTAAAGATATACAACGTCAGTTGAATATTAATCAACACATGGTAGAGCAAGAAAATTTATTATTAATGAATACCGCTATAAACGGTTTGATTAATCTAGCAAGTTTAGCCTAAAATAAGGAGAATATAATGGCACTAATAGATAGCATGTTGAACCTAGTCAACAAACAACCAAAAGACCCAAATGCAGTTAAACCACCTGCAGGCTCACGTAGCGAACGTGAAGCAAAAATCAAAGACAAAGCAGGTATGGTAATTAACGTGTTTGCGTTATTACTAGCAATCAATGCTTATTTTGGTGGTACATATTCTAGTACTATTCTAGGTAATACAATTAAAGCAGGATCTGAGTGGAGTTTCTACCAAGCAAAGAGTATTAAGAAAACCGCTGCTGAGTATGCATTATATGATGCACAAAAAGCAGGTGACAAGAAACGTGTAGAAGAACTTACTGCTAAGATTGACCGTTATGAGAACGAACCAAAAGACGGTATGAAAGATATTATGGCACGTGCTAAGAAATTAGAAGCAGACCGTGACGCAGCTAAAGTACGTAGCCCATGGATGAGTTATGCAAGTACTGCATATCAGTTAGCAATCGTATTATTATCAGCAAGTATTCTTGCAGTTAGTATGCCGTTGTTCTGGGGTAGTTTTGGAGTATGTGCGGTTGGATTTTTATTAATGAGCCAAGGTTTATGGCTCTGGTTACCAATTTAAGGAGTTAGTTATGATAGAGACATTAATTTATATAGCAATCGGTGCATTTATTGGTTGGAACTTTCCTCAACCACAATATGCAAAAGACTTTCAATCTAAGTACTTACAAAAGTATATAGACAAGTTAAAAGCAATATTATTCTTTTGGAGATAATTATGAGTTGGTTAAAAAGTATGTTAAGTGATGGTACTAATGATAGCATTAGTAGCAAAAGAGTTATTACATTATTATCATTCTTATTAATAGGCGCTGCCGCAATTGGTGACTTATTGTATGATTTGAAAATAGATGCACCAATGTTAAACGCATTGATGTATATAGTAGTAGCCGGATTAGGCTTTACTGCAAGTGAAAAATTTGCACCCAAGTAATTAATTACTGGCACAAAAAAAGCACCCTAGGGTGCTTTTTTATTGGATTAAAATTAATCAATCGTCTTTAGAGCCCGGGCACTTAGCACGTTTTGCTTTAGTCAAATCACCAAAGTTTACTGGCCATTCTTTACCTGGTTGCACTTCTTTAGCACCTTGAGGGAATGCATATTGCACACCTGCTTGCTTCATAATGTCTGCAACTGGCATACGGAACTTAGTTAAGTCATTACCTAAGTTGGGATAGGGTGCAACATGAGGGAATCCCCAACCTGCAATTTCATTTGTTTTGTTGTTAATAACAATCTTATAGAAGCCATGAGGAACAACTACACCATTACCAATTTTCTTGTCTTGTGCATTATATATTCCACCAACATAAATTGTATAACTTTGATTACCTTGAACGACCCAACCACGTACACTAGTTTCTAATAGTTTCCAGATACCGCGATTCAATGAACCAGCCTGAGGGCTCATGTTAGTCATTAAGAAACTCTCAAACTCAACTTGTGTATCCCAACTCAAGTCACCGTCTGGAGCCATGTGACCCTTGTCATATCCTGTACCTGCATAATCATCTGGTCTAGGACCATTTTGAACTGATTGGTCGGCAGCAAATGCGTTAGTACGTGCAACACATCCTAGTGCATTTTGCGGTAATAATTCGTAAGTAACGAATCTTGGTAATTTAGCAGCCGCATCATATCCAACTAGATATGCTTGACGGCAAATAGGATTTACTCCTACAGACTGAGGAAATCCATATGGTGCATGTACTTTACATGTCTGTGGATCCTGTGGTGGACGTTGTGTCCAAGCAAATGTCATTGAACTTACTAATAATAGTGTTAATGACAACATAATTTTACGCATAAAAACTCCTTTAAAGTCATATATTTAGCGGAATATCGTGCCCAGACAATAAAAGATAAATATATTATTAATGGAATAAAAATATGACAATCCCAGTCGATTTAATTGATATAGGTGCACTTGCTAACGATGGTACAGGTGATCCGTTACGTGTTGCTTTTGATAAAATCAATAATAATTTTACTTCTTTAGCATCCTTTAGTTTCCCTACTCCATCAGGAATTGAAGGGTCACTACAGTTCAAAACAGCAAATACATATACCGGTAGCCCTAATTTATACTTTGATACTGCTAACAATAGATTACAGTTTAATTCAAATATAAGTGTGGTTAATGGATCAACCGTAGATATAGGTACACGTGCTAATCCAATACATAAAATTTATGTAAGCAATGATGGTCTTGATTTAGGCAATGTTAATCTTTCAGAATCGGGAAATGTAATATCATTCTCTATTGTAGGTAGTCCCGGTGCTAAAATTAGTTTAGCAGGATTAAATGACATTCAGGTAAGTGGAAATCTTATTACTACTGGTGATACTGCCTTAGGTAATAGTCTTGCATATGGTAATTCAATAATTGGCTCTTTTAAAACTACAACACCTGACGCTACCCCTAATCAAGTTATATATCAGGTACCAACCGCAAGATTTACTAGTGCTACATTTAAAGTAACCTCAAGTAGAAAAGTAGGTACCAATTATACACAGTCGGTAGTACTTAATGTAATATTGACAGGTGACGAAGCCACTGTTAAATATACTGCACATAGTACAGTCTTTAGCGGAGTACTACCGGTAACAACTTACAATGTTGATAGATTCTTTGGTAACATAAGAATAATGGTAAGTCCCCAATTCAATGATCCTATTATTCACTTAGTATCATATGAGATAGATAATTAATATGAGAGCAAATGAATTTATAACTGAAGGTGGCCCTGTTCGTGGTAAAATGCACAAAGACCATGAAAACGCTACCGGTACAGGTGGCAGTATAATTGCACGTGACGTAGGTGGATACGATCGTGTTTACCATCAAAATCGTTTAGGCATGGCAATGGCTATGGCAGATGGCAAGTCTACTAAAAAAGTTAAAATGGACGCGGCTAGTCCAGTAGAGAAGTTCAATAGTTATCATCCATATACAGATGAAGAACATAATATGATTCAATCTGCACTTAAGACTATTCCAAGCGAACATCATAAAATGGCAAAGCGTGGTAAGAGTAGTGAGCCAGGCGATACTCATAAAGTCAGCCCAGTATTAGGCTTCAAAGGCTTCAGCAAATAAAAATAATAACACTCTATTATCCAGATAAGTAATATCATTAACTTATAGGATAATAAATGATTGACATTAACAAAACACTTGACTTAGTAAAATTGAAGTTCTTCAATGAATGGATTTATACTGTTATGTCAACTGACCCGTCTCCTGAATTTAGCAAAGCCATTATTGAAAAATCAATTGAAATGCATATTGATCCTTTGAATATTCCTAAGGGTGCTGCGATATTAGATATTGGATGTGGTCAGGGTTACTTCTTAGACAAAATGAAAGAAAATGGTTATACTAACATGTTGGGTATAACATTGAATGATAAAGATACAGAAGTCTGTAGAAATAAAGGGCATAGTGTAAAAAACTATGATATGACCTTTTTACCACAGAAAGACGGTTTTAATGACGAAACTATTGATTTTGTCTATATGCGTCAGATGTTACAAACTAGTCCATATCCTATTTTCACATTAGTTGAATATAACAGATTATTGAAATTAAATGGCAAGATATATATTGAGGTCCCTGCACCCGAGAACAATGACAGAAAACACGAATTTAATGCTGAAAATTATAGTGTTATGGGTAACATTCAATTAGCCGCATTATTGCAACGTACTGGGTTTAGAATCGACAAATTCAATGATATGAAGTTTGATTTAACTGTAAAGAACCCACAGACTGACGAAAGTGCTGCTATTCCTGAGATATATTATTCTATTGTTGCTACTAAGACAAGACCGATAGACATCAAATAGTCAGATAAATACATCATGTCCTTTGATGTATATAAGCAAAAACAACTTATGAATGGATTTAATAAACTTAAATCCATTCCGTCACATCAAGAGAACCTAGACACAACCCTAGAAGACTTAAAAAAACTTAGCGGAATTACTAGTCAGGTGATAGGGGAAGAAAGTAATATAAGTATTACTGGAAACGAAAAGGGTTTGTTGATGAAGAAAAACAACATACAACCCGGAACCAAAGAATGGTTTCAACTATGGTTTAGTAGACCATACTTAACCGGCGAAAAGCCAATAGGAAAATAACATGGATCACAAAATACCTCTATACTTTAGTAACGGCGCACCAAGATGGCAGACAGTTGCAACTACTACAAGTTCAAGACAATCAACGGCAATCAATGCACGTAAAGTTCTTATAACATTGACAGGTGACCATCATTGGTTACAATTCGGGACTAATCCAACTGCAAATATTGCTAGCTTTGCAATGCCAGGTAGTGAAGCATATATCTTTGAAACTACTCCGGGATGGAAGGTAGCCGGTATGACACATCAAGCGTCAGATGGAACAATGACTATCGTTATAATGGACACGGAAAAATAAAATGAGTTCCGGTACACTTTTAGTATTGAACGGGGTTAAATTATCCGGCGGTATGCAATTACTAAATTATGATATCTTCAACCCACCGGTTTATTCCAACTATATTTTAGATGAGACAAATAATATAATTACTACTGAAGATGACCAATATGGATTCGTAACGGAAAATTAACATGGCAAATATAAAAATATCACAAATGAGTTCACTATCTAGTATAGTAGATAGTACAGAACTTCCAGTAATAGACAGTGGCAATAATTACAAAATAACTGCACTTCAACTTAAAAACTATGCAGGCGGTATTGACACCGGCAATATTACATTCAATGGTGATAATATCGGATCCAGTAATAATATTGTTAATATCGTAGGTAGTAACTATGTTGAATTAGAAAGCAATGATAGTTATATTTGGGTAGAAAATGGTAATGCGGCTGTTCAAGTCAATGGATATCGATGGACTTTCCATGATGATGCTGTTTTAGAATTAGCAAATGGTGCCAACATTTCTCAAACAACAGATAATGCAGGTCATAAAACATTTAATATTACACCACAGGAAGTTAGTGACTTTGAAGTGATAACCATCGACGGTAATATTAGATTACAAACTGCTAATTCTTATGGAAGTGGTACTACTTCTACTTGGACATTTAATAAAGATGGTAACTTAAATCTACCTACAGGTAGTACTATTAATGAAACTACTAGCCCAAGTGGTGTTGGTACGGCAATAGTGTTAACTCCGGCTGACGGCAGTGATGCTAATCAAAAATTAGTAGTATATCCAACAAATGCCGGTGGTGAAGGCAACCACTTACATCTGACTACTGGTAATTTACAAATAACAAGTTTGTTTGTAGGTAATGATTCACAGTATGTTCGTACAACAACTGACGGTGATATAACTATTGGAACTAATGATAATATTCCCGATGATATACCGGGTACTGGGCATCGTTGGAAGTTTGGTCATGACGGTGATCTAATATTACCTATAGGCAAAACAATCAGAGACACATCAGGCACTGATTTATTAGCTGGAGGCGGTGGCGGATCAACATTACTAGAACCATATAAGGGCTTTAGAGCGCATTATGGTAGTATGTATGATAACTACAGTGATCCTAATGGTCCAATTAACAAACTAGTAATTTATAAAGATACCGTTACACCTACAAGTACTATTGATACATCAACAAGTAGTGATGATTTCCAAGTAACGGGCCTAGCAGGTAGCGATATTGTAGTAATGTTAGTTGTCATTAGTGATAATGTTACACAGACTTCTACAGTTGCGTTAAGAGAATTTGTAGAATCTGTTATTGACAATGTTATCATAGACGGTAATACACCAGGCAGTTATTCTTATAATGATATAGCCACTATGAAATCTTTGTTCTATAACAACTTTGATAACTTTAAGTCAATCATTCCTAGTGTAAAAACAAACTTTGAATTCTTTGATGGAAGTAATTGGCCAAGCAATTATATTAATGACGGCGGAAATGATGAATATGATAGTGCTAATTATATCAACACTAACATAGCAAATGAGATATCTTATAACAATGGTGACGTAGTATCTAGTTCAAGTGAGGTAGGCGGCGGTGAGTATGTTGTAACTTATCAAGATGGAATTTTTGGCTTCTTTGTTACAAATGCTAATTTCAATACTATTAGTACTAGTGGACAGGGTGGATATGGTAGCAGTCACAGTAGCAGTGGCTTTGATGGTGATGGTATTGGGGTAACTGGTAGTTTATATGGTAGTAGTGGTGTTAGTGCCAACACTAACTTAATTACCAATGGTACTAGTTATGCTAATGTTACAAGTTCAGGTGGTAATGTAGTTATCGGAGTAGACAATGATAACATGATATGGAACTTTGCTACTGATGGAATCATATACGGCAAGTCAGAAAACAATGTTACTATTACAGCAGTTGATCCAATCGGTAACGGAAATGAAGTTCGTCAAACTATAGTTGATGGTAGCAATAATGTATTAACAAGAACAAGTCTTAATAATTATAATTTTAAGATAGAAACAGATATTCAAGGTTCATATTATGCTTGGCAGTTTAATAATCAAACATTACAAACACCGGATAATTCTATAATAAGAGGATATAATACTGATTTAGTAATACAATCCATGAGTGCCGGTTATAGTTCTAAGGCACGTTTACAATCAGTAAGTAATCAAAACGAACCCAATGTTTTTACTACTATTGATGCAACAACGACCGGTGCAAACATCAAGGTTTATGATGGCGGGTCAGTTAGTGGTATTGAACATACTTGGCAATTTGATAATAACGGTACACTAACTGTTCCCGGTGATGTTGTTGCAGAAGAAGGTAACGACTTAAACTTTGAAGTTTATAATACAACAACAGGTGGTGGTACAGGGTTATCATTTGTAAATTACGACAGTAATGTTGGTCAAAAGACTACACAACTTATTATTGGTTCTGAAGCAGTAGAATTGACTACTAATTTTAATCATCCAACTGGTAGTAAAAATATATGGATCTTTGAACAAAACGGTAATCTAACATTACCTGCAGATGGTAATATTTTAGATAATAACAATAAGCCTGTAATAAAAGTTGAATTACCTTTCGATATTAAATCAACAGACTTTAGTGCAACTGTTGGTGGAAGATATGGAGTTGATACAACATCAAACATAGTAACAGCAACATTACCATCAAGTCCATCAACGGGTGATGCAATATATTTTGCATGCGCCGGGGGTTCTTATTCTACGCACAATTTAGTAATTGCTAGAAACGGTAAAACAATTATGGGATCAGCAAGTGATATGACAGTAAGTGTTGACAATCAAAGTTTTGGATTGTTCTATAACGGCACTACATGGAGAGTTTATTGATAAAATAAGGAATAGGGAATGTCAGATTTATCAGATTATAAATTAGTACCAAAAGCAACAGGTACTTCAAACGTTACTGTAAGTAATGCAGTTATTGCTAATATTGCCAATACTGCAAATACAGTAGCATATGCCAATGTTACCGGTAAACCTAATCAAAGTTTGGATACTACAAGTGATGTTACCTTTCATAACTTACACGTTACAGGCACTGAAACAATTACTAATACTAGTGTTCAAAACATCACAGATAATAAAATAACATTAAACAGTGGTGCTACTGGTACACCTACCTTAAACGCCAGTATAGTCGTTGGTAGAGGATCTAGTTCAAACACCGCATTGCGTTGGAATGAATCAACACAAAAGTGGGAACAAACACGTGATGGTGGCACATATATCAATATACCAATCAATACTACAGAATTAACTGAAGGCACTAATTTATATTTTACAACTGCAAGAGCAAATACTGCTTTTGATAATAGATTGTCTGCAAAAACAACCGATAATCTTATTGAGGGATCTACTAATTTATATTTTACTACAGACAGGGCTAATACCGCATTTGACAATAGATTAGCAATCAAGACAACAGACAATGTAACTGAAGGTAGCACTAACAAATACTTTACAAATGCTAGAGCAAGAACTGCGATAAGTGTAACTGGTAGCGGTAGTTATGATAATACAACTGGCGTTATTACTGTTACAGGTGGTGTTACAAGTGTTAATACTAAAACAGGTGCAGTTACATTAAGTACAACAGATATAAGTGAAGGTACAAACTTATACTATACAGATGTAAGATCCAATACTGCATTCGACGCCAGACTAGCCGTAAAGACTACAACTAATTTGACTGAAGGTACTAACCTATATTATACTACAGACAGAGCAAATACTGCAATGGCTGCGTTCACTGGTAATTTAACATCAGGTAATGCAAACCTAGGTAATCTGACAAAGAGTAATTATTTTAGCGGTAACGGTAGTTTATTGACTAGTATCACCGGCGGTAATGTATCCGGTAATGTCAATTATGCAATAACAAGTAACTGGTCTAATGTTGCCAACTCAATAACTGGTACTAATGTTAGTGGTAATGTGAATTATGCAATTACTTCTAATTGGGCTAATACAGCAAATGCAATAACTGGTACCAATGTATCCGGTAATGTCAACTATGCAATTACTTCTAATTGGGCTAATACAGCAAATGCTGTTACTTGGACTAATATATCAAGTAAACCAACAACAATAAGTGGATATGGTATTACTGATACATTCTATAGTAACTCAAATACTTCTGCTTATCTACCAACTTATACTGGCAACCTAACATCAGGTAATGCTAGTTTAGGTAATCTGTTAGTTGCTAATTATCATTCAGGTAATGGATCATTATTAAGTTCTATCACTGGTGCAAATGTAACCGGATGGGTAGCAAATGCAAACAATGCAAATTACTTAGGTGGTGTTGTTGCAACTAGTTATCTACAAACAACAGGCACTGGTAGTGGATTGACTAGTATTACCGGTGCGAATGTAACAGGTCAAGTGGGTAATGCAACAATAGCAGGTACTGTATATACAAATACACAACCTAACATTACAAGCACAGGTACATTAACTAGTTTAAATGTAACAGGCACAATCACTGGTGGTAACTTAACTTCTAACGCAGAGATTGCAGGATATGGTGCATTGACATTAGGCAACATAGCCAATGCTACAGCTACTAAGACTAGAATTGTCACTGCCGGCACTACTAGTTATATTCAGACTGGTAATGGCACAGCTGGTAGTACAGGCAACATTGTGTTCTCTCCAACATTAGATGCTACAGCACGGGTGACAATTAACACCACCAGCGGCGATCTCACTGCTACTGGCAACATTACTGGTGCTAACTTGATTGCTGGTAGTAGTGGGCAAGGCAATGTCTACGCTGGTAATGTTATCGTCAACGGTCAGCCAACAACTTATGGTACAGTGAATCCAGATTACATACAGGTTGAAAAATCAGCAGACCAAACTTTTGTTGCTAAAAATGCTGATATTAATTTCAATGTAACAACTGCGACAAATGGTGGTATCGCATACGCCAGCAATATCTTCACACTAACCGCAGGTAAAACATATCTATTAGAGGCAACATTGTGTACTAATACTTTTACTTCTACCGGTGCATTTATTTGGTATAGTTGGGTAGATGCTACAACCAATGCTCAACTTGATACATCAAACGGTGCCGCAACTAGCACAGGTAGTTCTGGTGTATCTGTTCCTGCAACTTGGACAGCAAATGACAATTATTCAAGTAGTGCTAGACTTATCTATACTCCTAATACTAATCAAACAGTAAAACTAAGAGCCACAGACGGCAGCGGGACTTGTACAGTTTTAGCAATTGGAACCAGAGCTACAATCAAACAACTTAATCCTAAAATAGCAATTCAAGCCACTGCTACTGGCACGGTCAACAATCAATACAGTAGCGTGACTTTGACATCAAATCAGGTCATTGGCAGTCCAGGAACACCGACTAATATTGTATTTCAAAGTGCCACAGGTACTGTGCCGTACAATACTTCAACTGGCGTATGGACTTTAACTTCTGGTGTTACTTATAACCTAACTGCGGTATTGGCTGTCACTGGTGCTTCAAATTATTTAGGATACCAGTGGGTTGACTCTGTTTCAGGAACTGCGTTATCCACAGCACTGGGATTTGCTACTTTAGCCACCACTCAAGTTAGTTCAGTGCCATTATCAATAGTATATACACCAAATACTAATCAAACTATTGTGTTACGAAATGTTAATGGTCAATACGCAAGTGTGATAGCCAACTACAGTTGGGCCACAGTTACACAGATTAACCAAGCCTTTGCCCTCAACACACTTGATACAATGACTACAACTGGTAATGTCACAGTTGGTGGCAACTTGACTGTTACTGGTGGCATACGAAAGAGTGCAAGAGTGCTTACTACAACTACTACATTGACAGTGGCAGATGCTAGTGGATTTATTGAATTTGCTGGTTCAGGTACATATACTGTTACACTACCAGACCCAACACAGGCTGCTAACTCAGGTATAGGTTATAGATTCTGGCAAAATACTTCACAAAACATTACATTAAGTACACCAGCAGGTAACTTCTATGGTCCAAGCGGTAGTTCTGCAAGTACCAAAGTGTTAGCACAAGCTACTACACAATATTGGGATGTATGGAGTGATGGTTATAACTGGGCAGTATTTGGAATCAAGACGGTATAACAGAAATTAAAAGATATAAGTTATTAAAAATAAGAATAATTGGGATATAAATAAAGCATGAGTGGAACATATTTAGTAATCGAACCTGGTATTAGCAGTACTCCTGGCATTACCATAAGCATGGCTGAAGTATATAACAATGATTTGTTAATCACAGATGCGGGTGAGTTTTTAACAGATGATAACGGAAATCAATTAATAGTAGAATAATATGGCAAATAAAAAATTAACAGAATTACCAGTAATAAATGCAGTATCAAGTACTACAATCTTTTTAGTAGACGATACCGGCTTAACACAAACTGCAAATGGAACAGTTATAAAGAATTATATCACTAGCACTGATATGAATATTACTGGAAATATTATCCCTACAGCTAGTAGCGCATATACATTAGGCACACCTACTAAGAAATGGGCTGACTTGTATATGGGTCCAAATAGTATTCGTATGGAAGATACTGCTAATAGTGCTAATGTAGGGGTGTTAACAGTAACGAATGGTATATTACAACTTAACGGTACAGCAGGATTACAAGCAAACTTAATATCAGGAAGTACAGCACTAACATTAGCACCTAGCGGTAATATTAATTTATCTGTTACTGGAGTAAGTAACGTATTTCAAGTTACAAATAACAAAGCAAGTGTTAAAGGTAATTTAGTAGTTACTAGTAACACCGGCGGCTCAGCAACTAGCGGGGTTATTTCAATTACTGCTGATGGTACTAGCATAACACCACAGAATCCAGGTGTCATGTTAAGTATAACTGGTCAAACTACTAATCCTGCAAGAGTTTATATTGATGGTGTAGGTACTAACAATTATGCGGCTGTTATTGGTCGTCATTATAATGGTACTAGTGCAAGCCCAAGTCAGTTATTAAACAATGATGTTATTAGTCGTTATGGTGCTACACCATATGCAACTGGCGGATGGCCTGCAATCTCTACAACACGAATGGATATGATTGCAGATGAAAATCAAACTAGTACTAATCAAGGTAGTCGTATTGAATTTTGGCTAACTCCAACTGGTTCAAATACAATTCAAAAACAAGTTACATTTAATACTAGTGGTGCTACAATTAATGGTGACTTATCTGTTACAGGTAATGTTAATATTACCGGTAATGTTAATGCAATCAATTATGGTTCTTTTGGTAATACAGCAAACATTACTACAAGTGCTAGTACTATAACACCGATATTGTTTGATACTACTATTGCCAATTTAGGTATAACAAAAGGTACCGGTACATCTAATAGTAGAATTATTGTAAATAAGGCAGGTACGTATGCAGTTAAGGCACAATTAGGTGTATACCAAAACGGTGGAGGAACAGTAGTATTAAGTACATGGTTTAGAAAGAACGGTAGTGATATTGCATACAGTCAAGATAGTATAACATTAAACAATAATCCTACAAATATATGGTTTACTAATGATACAATAGTACCTTCAATGGCGGCAAATGATTATATTGAAGTATATTGGGCATTAGTAGGTTCTAACCCTGATGTTGGTCACATAAAACTAGTAGCACAAGCCGCACAAACATCACCTTTTGCTATGCCAGCAAGTCCTAGTGTTATTGTAACTGTAACTCCAGTAGCATAAAATGGCAGACACCCCAACACTAGTTAAAACTCCTTATAAGAAAACTAAGTTTAAGACAGATAAGGATTTAGAAGACTATATCAAGTGTTGTGACCCAGACACAGGTTATCTATACTTCATGGATAACTTTTTTATGATTCAGCACCCAACACGTGGTAGTATGCACTATCACCCATGGGACTTTCAACGTGGCTTAATTGAAACATATCACAAATATCGTTTCAGCATTAACTTAATGGCACGACAAACAGGTAAGTCAACTAGTGCCGCAGGTTACTTACTTTGGTATGCGATGTTTGTACCAGATAGTACTGTATTAATAGCCGCACACAAATATGCAGGTGCACAAGAGATTATGCAACGTGTTCGCTATGCGTATGAGAACTGCCCCGACCACATTAAAGCAGGCGCAGTTGATTATAACAAAGGTAGTTTAACATTTGATAATGGTAGTCGTATCGTTAGTGCTACTACAACAGAAAACACAGGTCGTGGTCTATCTATTTCATTATTATACTTAGATGAGTTTGCATTCGTAAGACCTACTATTGCACAAGAATTCTGGACATCTATTACTCCTACATTGAGTACTGGTGGTAAAGCAATTATCACTTCAACCCCAAACAGTGACGAAGACCAATTCGCATTGATTTGGAAGGGTGCAAACAAGTGTGAAGATGAATTCGGTAACACAACTGATTTAGGTGTAAACGGATTCAGAGCATATAAAGCAACATGGCATGCTCATCCTGAACGTGATGAAAAGTGGGCTGATGAAATGCGTTCTCAACTTGGCGAAGATAGATTCCGCCGAGAGATGAATTGCGAATTCATTATTGCTGATGAAACATTAATAAATCCTAGCACACTTATTGAGTTAGAAGGTACTGAGCCTATATTGCGCCAAGGACAAATACGTTGGTATAAGACACCTAAAAAGGGTAACATATATGTTGTCACACTAGATCCTAGTATCGGTACAGGTGGTGACCCAGCAGGTATACAAATCTTTGAAGCAAACACCACTACACAAGTAGGTGAGTGGAAGCATAATAAAACCGACATTCAAAGTCAGGTTAAGTTAATAGCACAAATAAACAAGTACATAGTTGACTGTACAACAGAACCAAGAAATATCTATTATAGTATCGAAAATAATAGTGTGGGTGAAGCGGCATTAGTGTCACTTGCTGAATACGGTGAGCAAAACATTGTAGGTAACTTCATTAGTGAGCCGGGCAAAAAGCGCAAAGGATTCACTACTACGAACAAGAGTAAGTTAGCAGCTTGTGCTAAATTCAAAGCGTTATTAGAAAGTAAGAAACTAACAATTAACAGTAAAAGTCTAGTATCAGAACTAAAGACCTTTGTTGCTAAGGGTGCTAGTTATGAGGCTAAATTGGGTGAAACCGACGATTTGGTTATGGCTGCGTTATTATCAGTTAGAGTTATGCAACAATTAAGTGATTTTAATGTAGATTTAGAGAATCATATTAGAGATCACCAAGAAATTATCATGCCCTTACCCTTCTTTGCGGTATTCGCATAAATATAGTATTGAGACTAAATTATGGCAAAAAACCAAGACAAAACTAAAAACGACATATACAATTACTTGAAAAGTAATGGATATGATCCTATACTTAAATCCACAAATGGTAAAGAGGTAAGTGTTCCTGATGAGGCTGAAGTTATTGAGTTTCAGTTTAAATTAGACGGGGAAAACTACGGTACAGCCGCAATTAGTTTAGACAATGAGGGTCAAATGAAAGTGTTCTATAGTGACGTTATACGCAATAGTCCTAGTAAAAGCGAACACGGTGAAGTTACATGGAATAAATTAATACCTGCACTAAGACAAATGACATTTGGTAAAACAAAGAGTTTTGAATTAGATGATATGGACAACTTGGAATATGATATGGCTAAAAGAGAACATAGTAAAAAATTAGAAGAAGGCTATTACCCAATGGGTAAGAAGGCTAGTTATAGTGATAACATCCCTGAGTGTAAGATTATCATTAAACATAATCGTAATATTGAAGAAGGTGAACAACGTTACCGCAACATTCATCAAATCTTTATTGAGAATGCACTAGGTGAAAGATTTTTAGCACCAACAACTAAGCCAGGACTAGCACGTGTTTATGCAAGACATATTGCTGAAGGTGGTAAAGTTAATGATGACAAGTGGAATCATATTACAGGATTATGTGAAGAATACTCAAAGATGGCAGGATTCATTCGTGCCACTCGCAATGGACAGTTCAATGAAGATACACAAAGATTAGTAAGTGCTGGTACAGAACACTATATGAGTTTGCGTGAATCACTACACAAGTTAGCAGGCAAGCGTGGTTACAACAACTACTTTGAAAGTTGGGCACCTCCGTTAATGGAGAGTGAAGGTGATGAAGACCTAAGTGAAATGTTTATGAATAGTAGTTTAGATCCACGCATTGAAAGTGTTATACCAATTCTTAATAGATTGAATAAAACCATTAGTGAGAATCAAGAGATTAAAGAAGTAGTTGCATTAGAAGCATGGGCAGATGATGTAGCAGAAGGTATATACTCACGTGATGTTGAAAGAGCATTCCCAGATGGCAAAGCAGCTGGTGTAAAAACACATCCAATGAAACCCGTTGTTATTAAAACCAACAAACCAATTGGCACTAGAGTTAGTGATATCGGTCCTGGTGGTAAAGAACATAATATAAGAGTTGATAAAGAGTGGGAAAAACAAAAAGGTGTGGCGGAAGGCAGACCAGAAGATTTACCGGGCATTGATTATGACCGTCCTGGGGATACACCGCGCAAACAATCTAACAGAGAACATAATCCTTATCCATTCAGTAAAGAAGAAGATGATGACTACTTCCGTGAAATTTTTCGTAAAAAACGTGAGGCTGCTGCTAAAGCAAAAGAACAAGGTGTGGCAGAAGATATCGGACCACAACAGGCGGCAGTAGGTCAATTAGGTGCTACTGCTAAAGTTAATGCAGGTGGCACAATACTAGGCAACCCAGAACGTAGTCAAAAAGGATTGCGTGGTAAACTAGTAGGTGGTGCAACCGAAAGTGTTGATCCATTAATACGTATTATGAAGTTAGCCAAATAAGGGCAAATAAAACCTCACTTATTTGTGAGGTTTGCCATATATGGCATAAATACATTGACAGGTGAGAAAAGTATGTTATACTCTATCACATGTTAGTCACATAATTATGTGTGGCGAATATTAAAACAAAGACCAACTTAATGAAAAAAGGATATAAACATTATGGCATCATTAGCAGAAATTCGTGCTAGAATTCAAGCACAAGAAAATAAGTCAACTGGCTCAGGCAGTCAGCAATCTGACAACGCAATTTACCCACACTGGAACATGGACGAAGGCACTACTGCTACTATTCGTTTTTTACCAGATGCGAATAGTACAAATACTTTCTTTTGGGTAGAGCGTCAAATCATCAAACTTCCATTCAATGGTGTTAAAGGTGATCCAAACGTAAAACAAGTTCAAGTACAAGTTCCATGCATGGAAATGTATGGTGAGAACTGTCCAGTACTTGCTGAGGTTCGTCCTTGGTATAAAGATGAGTCATTGAAAGAAATGGCTAACAAGTATTGGAAAAAGCGTAGTTATTTGTTCCAAGGTTTTGTTCGTCAAAATCCAATTGGAGATGACAAGCAACCAGCAAATCCAATTCGTAGATTTGTTATCAGCCCACAAATCTTTGCTATTATTAAAGCAAGTATCATGGATCCTGAGATGGAAGAAATTCCAACACACTATACACGTGGTCTTGACTTCAACGTTAAGAAAACAAGTAAAGGTGGTTATGCAGATTACTCAACCAGTAACTGGGCACGTAAAGAAACTGCATTAACTGAATTAGAACAGGCAGCTATTGATAGTCATGGTTTATTCAATCTAACTGAGTTCTTGCCAAAGAAACCAACTGAGGCAGAACTACGCATTATCAAAGAAATGTTTGAGGCAAGTGTAGATGGTCGCCCATACGACAATGAGCGTTGGGGACAATATTATCGTCCATATGGATTAGAAGCACCTGCAGGAGCGACAACGGCTAAACAATCTGAGGTAACACAAGCATCTCAGCCCGTAACTGCACCCGTAGCAGAGCCTATCCATGAAGATGAGCCAGAAGCAACATCAACTCCGGTAGTAGTACCACAAGCGGCGTCTAGTGACAAGACACAGGACATTCTAGCAATGATCCGTGCCCGTAAGCAAAACGCAAGCGCCTAATAGGTAATTGAAGGGAACAAAAGTTCCCTTCATTAAGGAGTAATGTTATGACACTACCAGACGAAAGATACCGTGCTATCAAGCAAGGTAAAAAACTATTAGAGGAACTATGTGATCCTGGTAAGACTCCAAGGGTACCAAGCATAGTTAGAGACCGAGCAAGAGGTGCATTGCGTCACTATCCAAATGATTATGAATTGGATACGTTGGCAGAACAATGTCCCGACTTACTTGACAAACAATCATTTAGTACATATACTAGCGTAAAACATTTAGGGGATAAAATTGGTTAAACCATTTGACGTAAGTAAGTTTAGAAAAGAAATAACAAAATCAATAGAGGGACTCAGTATCGGATATAACGATCCTACAGACTGGGTTAGTACAGGAAATTATGCACTCAATTATCTTATCAGTGGTGATTTTAACAAAGGCGTTCCTTTGGGCAAGGTCACTGTATTTGCTGGTGAAAGCGGTTCAGGCAAAAGTTATATATGTTCAGGCAATCTTGTCCGACATGCACAACAACAAGGAATCTTTGTTATCTTGGTTGATACGGAAAATGCCTTGGACGAAGACTGGCTAAAAGCATTGGGTGTAGATACTGACGAAAGTAAACTATTGAAACTCAACATGGCTATGATTGATGATGTAGCCAAGACAATCAGTAAATTTGTTGCCGATTACAAAACATTAGCAGAAGGTGAAAGACCTAAAGTATTATTTGTATTAGATAGTTTAGGTATGTTGTTAACACCAACTGACGTTAATCAATTTGATGCAGGTGATTTGAAAGGTGATATGGGTCGTAAGCCTAAAGCACTAACAGCACTTGTTCGTAATTGTGTAAACATGTTTGGTAGTTTGAATGTAGGCTTAGTTGCTACTAATCACACATACGCAAGCCAAGATATGTTTGATCCAGATGATAAAATCTCAGGCGGACAAGGTTTCGTATATGCAAGTTCTATTGTAGTTGCTATGAAGAAGTTGAAACTAAAAGAAGATGAAGAAGGTAACAAAGTTTCAGAAGTAAACGGTATTCGTGCCGCTTGCAAAATTATGAAAACACGTTATGCAAAACCTTTTGAATCAATGCAAATTAAAATTCCATATGCAACCGGTATGAATCCGTATAGTGGCTTACTTGATATGTATGAGAAAGCAGGCATTCTCGCTAAAGAAGGTAATCGTTTAAGTTATACAACTGATGACGGTGAAATCATTAAACTATTCCGCAAAGCATGGGAAAGTAATGAAGATGGTTGTTTAGATAAGGTTATGAGTGAATATACTTCAAAATCAAAATCAACGATAAGTACATCTTCTGAAGGAGAACCTGCAGAATGAGTTTAACTGTAATCACAGAAGTTTGGGATGCACTACGTGACTATATTGATATGAGTGAACGTGGTGAGGCGGCAGACACATTAGTGAATTATCTAATGGACAGTAACTATGAAGTAGATGATATCAAGGATGCATTCAAAGACAAAGATATCACTAAGGCATTAAAAGGCTATGCCGAACAACACTTCCAAGAAGAAGAATACGAAGACGAAGACCAAGACGAAGACCAAGACGAAGATTGGGATTAAATGTCAAACTGGTATACACGTGTAAGCAACGACTTAAGCGTAATACCCGATTTCATGTCAGCATATGAGGCAGAGTTAATGTCTGCTAAAAGTGACGTAAAGATATCAGGTAATGTTGAAAAACTTATTGCTGGTATCCCGGGTGTTACCGAACATCGTTTTAACCAACTACAAGAAATAGAGGCAGTATTAAACTATCTCAATATTCAATTACGGAAAATTCGCCGAAAGCATTTTCAAAAATACCTAGAGGCGTATAATAGAGTATTGACTAGCCGTGATGCTGAGAAGTATGTAGACGGTGAACAAGAAGTTGTTGACTTTGAGACCATCATAAATGAAGTTGCATTACTGCGTAATCGTTGGTTAGGTATTATGAAGGGTCTTGAAGCCAAGCAATGGCAAATGGGCCATATAGTTCGTCTAAGGACGGCCGGTATGGAAGATGTAACACTATGAATACCAGCACGTACAGATATAAAGGTCATGGTATGGTTCAAATAACAGGTAATAAACAAATGAATACTCAACCTATTCCATCTATTTCAATCACTAGTACCTCGCAAGGTTCTTGGCAGAATCATGCTGGTTTAGGTAGTATGGCAATAGGTGGTAACGGAAATACTGGTTTTGGTAAAATCGGCATTCAATCATTAGATGATTTATTGAATACCAACACGCACTATAAAAAACAAGAAATATACGAATTTGAAGAAGATGTATTGGCAATTAGTTGTGCGTGGAAACGTCAACGTGATGATAGTCCTGCTGAATACAGATATAGTAAAATGACAGATAGAAAATTGTTTGATAGCGTAACGTTTGATGATAGGGAATCTGCAAAAACAGTTCGTGATTATTATAGTAAAAAGATAATGATGCTAACATTAAAAGGTCAACCATTAACACATTTTAGAAAAGACCTGAATACTTTTGTACACGGTGATGAAAATCGTGCTACAGAAGAATTGTTCCCGCTCATTTATAAGTTACCTGAATTTTATGAGTATGATGTTAAAATTGATGAAATCAAAACATCTATTGAAAATAGGTTAACGGGTGTTAAGTTAGAGAGAATGAACGGTAAACAGTCTAGTTTTGAATTAACACCTATTGCTAGTGTGAAAAAACATAATAAAAGAATGAAAGTTATGGAGTATTGGTTTACTGAAAAAAGTAATACTATTTCATCAATTCAATTAGAACCTAAAAATCCATTATTACACATATGGGACGATATGTTTAGTAGTAAAAAAGTATTACAAATTTCAGGTACAGCCTTTGTAAAATCTATGGATGATTTTGAATACTTAAGTATTAAGAATTGGACACTAGCCAAAATTTGACAATAAATGGGCATTGTGATATACTATGTCTATAGATTGATTAAAGGAGTTCAAATGCTTACTGAAAACGAAATTTTATCACTAGTTTCCAAAGTGTTGCAGAAAAACAACATTGCTAGTTTTACATCAGGGTGCTTGTTTGTCGCTTGTGACGAAAATGAAGCCCGCAAAGTGTATCACACACTAAGCAAAGAATTCGGTCTAGGAACAGTTGGAATCAGTGGTCCTATTCAGGGTGAATACGCATTTGATATTTGACAATAAATCAAATATCTGTTATAATACTTGTATTGATTGATTGAAAGGGGTTTCTATGTCATCAGTGATTTGTGTTAAATTTGGTGAGTATCGTAATATGCCAGTTGTGAACAAAACTTTTACACTTGTTAAAGGTTATCAAACAGGCAAGAAAGGTGGATACGTGACAGTTAAAAACGAGGGCCACTTCCCTAATGTTAATATTGAAAATGTTAAAGTTAAGGTAGATGGAATTGAAAACATTGAATTTGTTAATGGAGATACAGAAGTGAATAACGCAATTGAATTTAAGACTAAAGAAGTCAAAACTATTGCACCAAAAGAATCTGACGATGAGGCAATGAATCGTATTGCTACCCGTTTTGCAGTTCTTGAGGAAATGTCAAAAGCGGCAATCAACGGTGACATTCGTGCTATGATTGTTTCAGGCCCTCCAGGTGTCGGTAAGTCATATGGTGTCGAGACACAATTAGAAAAGGCTAGTTTGTTTGATAAACTTGCAGGCAAGCGTGTTCGTTATGAAGTTATCAAAGGTGCTATGACTGCACTTGGCTTGTATGCACAATTGTACAAGTTTTCGGATCGTAAGAATGTATTAGTATTTGACGATTGCGATAGCGTATTTGCCGATGATTTGTCATTGAACATTCTTAAGGCTGCGTTGGACTCAGGCAAGCGTAGACGCATTTGCTGGAACTCTGACAGTTCATTGTTACGCCGTGAAGGTATCCCTGATAGTTTTGATTTTAATGGTACTGCAATTTTCATTACAAACTTAAAGTTTGAAAATGTTAAATCTAAGAAATTGCAAGACCACTTAGAGGCATTGCAAAGTCGTTGTCACTTTTTGGACTTGACTATTGATAGCGAACGTGACAAAATGTTGCGTATTAAGCAAGTTCACCGTGACGCTGACGGTGGTCTTTTCAAAGAATATGACTTTGAAAATAATGAAGGTGAAATGATTATTGATTTTATGTTTGAGAATCAAAGTCGTTTGCGTGAATTGAGTATGCGTATGTGCTTGAAAATTGCTGACTTGGTAAAGATTAGCCCTAGCAATTGGAAAGCATTGACTACAAGTACTTGTATGAAATCTGCTTGATTACCCCTTTCATCAAGTAGTAAAGAGGGACTTTATGTCCCTCTTTTTTCCACTATACTTGATTATGTTACTTGATAAGTATATAATATTAATATGTCGAAAATTGCCCCTACTACAAAAGAACAAGTTATCCATTACCTAGTTCATAATATTAGTTTAGGTACCTACGACAAGAAGTTTTTGAATAATATATACGAAAATAATAAACCATTAACTACTAACCAGAATGAGTTATTAGACAAGATTATTTTACGATATAGTAGACAACTCGCAAAGAATAAATTAGTAGCCTTTGACTTAACCAATCTACCATGGACACGTCCTCTCATTATCAGTAGTCCTGAATTTACCGAGGCAATGGTATATACTGAGGAAGATAAGTTATGCATAAGAACACCTTATAAGAAGAACTATATACAATTATTAAAGGATAGTAAATATCCTATAGTATGGAATAGAGATACTAGAATTTGGATTACTGACTATTGTACAGAGACATTAAAGTATGTTATGGAACATACAGAGAATAATTTTAGTATAGTTAATTATAGTAATGACATAAAAGACGTTATTGAATACCTATTTGAATTTGAAAAATATAAATATTGGAATCCAACATTAGTTTACCTAAACAACACCTATTACTTATTAGCCGCTAATGAATACGTATATGATGCGGTAAGCGAGTTACTAGATGATATTAATCCATTTGCAATTACTAAACTAGTAAGACATGGTATTACGATTGATGATAGCGTTGTCAATGGTATGAATATTGATGAGGAAGTAATTGATTTTGCAAAAGAAACTCAACCGACATTAGAGGCTGACAATGTTATAGAATTGGTAGAATATCTAAAACATATTGAATGTGAGGCTGTTGTAGTGTATAATTCAACATATTTTTCGAGATATATAACTACAGAGTTTCAGGGTTTCTTAGAAGAAAACAATATTAATCTATTGTTGATTGATAAAAATCAAAAACAAGATACATCAGAAATTAAAAAATATAAATGTAGTGTATTACTAACCAATAACATGCGTACTGCACTTATATCTAATATGTATACAGATAAGGTTATACATTTAGTGAATAGTGAAGTCCCACAAAAAGTAAAATCAATGTATGAAACAATGTAAGTTAATAATTAGAGATGAAGTCAACGTAAAAATTGAGGGCTTAGAATTGCCTGATAGAAAAGCGTTGATGAAGAAATTTGAGTATGAGAAGCCGGGTGCAAGATATCTGCCAAGTGTCCGACTTGGTCGTTGGAACGGCAAAATCAGTTACTTTAGTTTAGGTGGTTCAACTTATGTAAATCTATTGCCTGAGATATTACCTTTATTAGACAATGCAGGATATGAAATTGAATTAGAAGACCTGCGTACATATAGCACAGTCTTTAATTTTAATAAGATAGAAGAAGATACTTTTAGTATGCATACTTGGCCTAAAGGGCATCCTAAAGCAGGAGAACCTGTAGCGTTTCGTGACTATCAGTTAACAGTAGTAAACGAATTTCTAGCAAACCCGCAATCAATACAAGAAGTAGCAACAGGTGCAGGTAAAACATTAATGACAGCTGCACTTAGTTATAGTGTACAAAATTATGGTCGTAGTATTGTTATTGTCCCTAACAAGAGTTTAGTTGTACAAACAGAAGCCGACTATATCAATCTAGGATTAGATGTTGGTGTATACTTTGGTGATAGAAAAGAATATGGTAAGACACATACTATTTGTACCTGGCAAAGTTTAGGTAACATGCTAAAGAATACTAAGTCAGGTGAAGCAGAAGTGTCAATCGGTGAGTTCATTGAAGGTGTTGTTTGTGTAATGGTTGATGAAGTACACATGGCTAAGGCTGATGTATTGAAAGAATTATTGACAGGTGTGATGAGTCAGATTCCAATTCGTTGGGGATTGACTGGAACGATACCTAAAGCAATTTATGAGGCCCAAGCATTATATATTTCATTAGGTAATCTTACTAATAAATTATCAGCAAGTGAACTACAAGAAAAGGGTGTACTAGCACAATGTCATGTTAAGATATTGCAACTTAAAGATGATGTAGAGTTTAGTAACTACCAGAGTGAACTAAAGCACTTGTTAGAAGACACGTATAGATTAGATGCTATTGCACAAAAGATTATAGATATAAGTCAAACAGGTAATACTCTTATACTTGTTGATAGAGTTAATGCAGGTAAAGAATTAGTAAGTAGAATCCCCGATAGTGTTTTTGTTTCGGGTGGTACTGATATGACAGAAAGAAAGGAACAGTATGATGAAGTGGCTACTGCTACTAACAAAGTTATTGTGGCGACTTATGGTGTGGCCGCTGTGGGGATTAATATTCCTAGGATATTTAATTTGGTTCTTGTGGAACCCGGAAAGAGCTTTGTCAGGGTTATACAATCTATTGGGCGAGGTATTAGGAAAGCGGAAGACAAAGACTTTGTACAAATCTGGGATATCACCAGCACGTGTAAATTTGCGAAACGACACCTAACACAACGTAAGGCTTTCTATAAGGAAGCAAACTACCCATTTGACGTAGAAAAATTGACATATAGATAAGAAAGTGTTATAATAATATCATGCGTATATTAAACTTAGAAAACAACCAATATTACAACCTAGAAACATTACCTGAGGAAATAGATGATTTACGTTTCGCAATACTTGATAACAGTAATCCTACTAACGTTGATTACCATTATATACCGTTAATCTTTTTAGAGAGTTTTAACAGTCCTGCATTGGTATTACATATTGATGATAAGGTAATTAAGATGCCAATGGATTGGCAAGTATTAATCGGTGAACCAGAAATCGGGGACTTAGAAACATTACCGTTAACAAGCGTTAATGATAGAGGATTTAAAGTATTTGAGTTTAATCCACTCAGTAGTTTTAGACCCAGTTTCCTAGACATTGAGATTGTAAACATATACCATGATGTTACATGGTATGCACCTAGACTGAAGAATGGTCAGTTCTTATGTGTACCGTTAGATGATGGTCCTAAACCAAGATGTGTTTATTTTGTAAAAGAGATTAGTCGTAATTGTGAAATCGTAGATTATAATCAGGCATTCTAATGGCAAAAGAAAAAGTATCAGTAGATGAAAAGTTTCAAAAACAAGACCTAGACTTGTTTGAAACATTGTTGGCTATTGATAAAAAAGACTATGGCTACTATGATAGACTTAGTGAAGAACAAAAGAAAAAGTTTGTACCCTATATGATGACGCATTGGGCTAGTACAGTAAAAAGTTCAAGTGATATTCAAGGTTACTATGTAATGGCAATGGATGGTGCTGTGAATAAACATCTGTTCAATGAATATGTGCAACGTCATCCTAAATTACAATGGTTGATGTTTTGTGCAGGAAGTCTAGGAGCAGGTAAACAATATCATCAATGGATACCTCATCTTAAGATAGGTGTTACTAGTTTACGTGACAAAGTTAAAATTAGTGACATCATTGATTACTTTACAAAGATATATCCTAAATATAGTTCTGATGAAATAATGGCAATGAGTGAAACGTATGTAACAGAACATAAGAAGATGCATTTCTTAGCAAAGATATACCCTAACTTAAAATATAGTGATATTAAAACATTAGCAAATGTAATTACTGAGGCAGATATAGAGAAGTATGAAAAAGAAAGCGGTAATTGAACAACCAGTAAAATATGGTTGTGAATTCTGTAACAGAGAATTTGTCCGTGAAAAGACACTATTCAGTCATATTTGTGAATACAAACAACGATGGCTACATCGTGACCATGCAGGCAATCGACTAGGCTTTCAAAGTTGGTTACAGTTTTACAGTAAGCATAGCGCAAGTAAAACAAAAAACAAAACATATGAGGAGTTCATAAAGAATCCCTATTATGCGTTGTTTGCAAAGTTCGGTAGTTATTGTGTAGATGTAAATGTATTGAACCCAAGTAGATATATTGATTGGTTACTAAAAGATAATATTAAAATAGATAATTGGATTAGCGATAATAACTATACCAAATATCTATGCGAGTATTTAAGAACCGAAGACCCATTTGATGCACTTGCTAGAAGTGTAGAGTATTGCGGGGTATTAGGTGAAGATGCACATATACAACCTAATGATGTATTACGTTATGCAAATCCAAATAAGATATGTCATGCCATCACAACGGGTAAAATAAGTCCATGGATGTTATATCAGAGTGATAGTGGCGCCCGTTTCTTAGAGACATTAAACACAGACCATGCTAAAATAGTCATAGATTATATAAATCCAGAACAATGGGCATTGAAGTTTCATCGTGAACCAGAACTTACAAAACAAATCAAAGATACCCTTAGACAAGCAGGGTACTAAAGTCAGGCTAGATTGGACTAATGGTCGTGATGGTATACTCATCTGGGATGAAATATGTATATGGGCTATTGAAAAGTTCGGTATGCCAGGTGAGAAGTTTACATGGCATCCCACACAAGATTATATGATATTTGATTTTATAGATGAACGTGATGCTATTCATTTTATGTTGAGATGGTCATGAATAGCCAATTACAAGATGAAATAATGTCTAATATTGCAAAACAAATGCAACAAGATATTGATGACAAAATTATGTCATCCATTTTAATTGAAGATGGTTGGACGCCGGTACAATTTTATTTTAAATCTAATGAACAAGCGATTGATATTATTCTATGGTTGAATTGGAATTGTAAAAATAATTGGCAGAGACTAGGTAGTAATTATTTGTTCAAACATAGACAAGATGCTGAATGGTTTATATTGAGATGGGTATGATGTACATAACTGAAAGAACAAATTCAATCAAGTTTCCATACGATCCTGAACTACTTGAATGGTTGCAAGAACATTATCCTTACTCAAAATATCATGTTAAAGAAACGACAACTAACTAATAAACTACAAGGTACTAGTGGTGGCTGGGCGGCAATTCGTTCAGTTAAGTATAAAGGTGTAGGTCATGCATATGGTATAGAGTATCATCAAGTATTTCCTATTGTTTCTAGTGGTGAATGGCAAGAAATGCTAGCCTGGTGTGTTGATATTTTTGGACATAGTGGCACAGTAGATAAACCCGGTGTATGGTCATACAATCAACGTTGGTATGCAAATAGTAATATGCTTTGGTTCAAAGATATAAAAGACTGTGAATGGTTTCTATTAAGATGGCAGTAAAATCAAGAGTAAGATTAGGTCGTAGATTAAATCCAAGAGAAGAAATGTGGTTGATAAAAAATGTAGGTCCTAGACTGCACTATTTGCCCAGAAGTATAGGTGGGCAGGGTTGGTTAGCAAAATGTGAACAAGAAGAAATGACTACTCGTACCGGTGTAGTTAGTAAAGCACTAGTATGGTACCTAGAGTTTGAAGATGATAAGTTGGCAAGTTATTTTGTATTGAAGTTCTTATGACAAAAAGAATAACAATGGAAGATATGGGACCTAACAAAGCACTAGAGATAGTACAAGAATTGAAAAGTAATGGTTATGTTCAAGGAAGACATTTTGACTTTGAATATATACCACCAGAGTCTGATCCAATATCAGGGCATTGGGTCGATAGCAAAAGATACACCATTTTTACATTCTATATAGATAGTTTGGCAACTTGGTTTACATTAAAATATGGATAAATTATGGCAATAGGAAATAGTACAGGTACATTTGTACCACACAAACCATACGACAAAGTAGATTACCATCTTATAACAGATAGACACTATTTGGATCGTGGTAATAAGGTTCAATATGTATATGATTGTAAGAGTAAGAAAGAAGACCCAAGTATCATTATAAAATGGTGCAGACGTAATTTCGGGGAAAGAGGTATGGGCTGGGACTTTCTTTTAGCCTCAGGAAATGTTACAATAATCATATGGGACGACAAATTTAAAACTATGTACGAATTGTGGAAAGTATAAATGAGATTAGATGGTTTTATCACTGTTAATGGGATAGTACAAAGTTCTTCTGAATATCATATAGATGATAACAATAATCTAGTATTCAGACAAGCACCTGCCGCCGGTGATCGTATTAATGTAGTATTCAGTCAAGGAGAGGTAAGTGGTCCAGTATTAGCATTTAATGGTAACGGAACACAAAATGTGTTTGTTGTTGAAGGTAATAATGAACTATTGAAATTTAATAGATTAATGAACGATATTAGAAAACATAAAGATAAGCCGGCAGTGAAAGATTTATTAGAACAGTTGCAAATTGTAACAGAATTATTAAGGTAGATTATGGCAGATATAATGGTTGACATTGAGAGTTTAGATACAGGACCTGATTGTGTTATACTTACAATCGGCGCAGTATTGTTCGACCCTAAAGGTGTAGGCATTATTGAACGATTAGAATTGCGCCCTACAATCGAAGACCAAACAGAGTTGTACAATCGCACTATCAATGATGATACATTACGTTGGTGGGGTGAACAAAGTCTAGCCGCACAAGAAGAAGCATTAGGTGACAGAGATAGAGTATCGTTCAAAGATTGTATGGATACATTATACAAATGGTGCTGGCGTTATAACAATGGACATGTATGGAGTAATGGTGCAAGTTTTGATATTGTTGTAATGGAAAGTGCATGGCGCAACTTTAAACAATTACCACCGTGGAGTTTCTGGAACATTAGAGATACTAGAACTATCTATGATATATGTGGTGTTAAACTTAAGTCAGATGGTCATGTTACGAGCCACAAGGCGGTAGAAGATGCTGAACGACAAGCAATTGTTGTACAACAAGCATATATGAAATTAATTAAAGTTGGATTGGTAGAACCTAGAAAATGAAATTTAATAGTGACATTGACATTGACTTTGGCAATAGAGATAGTATATTAGAACATATACAACATATACCTGCAAGTATGCGTAATGTTAGCCCTATTCGTAAACATGCAACAGGTGTATATGTAACTGATATACCATATGATAGTATGAATGACATGGCTAATATAGATTATACTGTTGCCGAAAAACGAGGTTATATTAAATTAGACTTACTAAATGTATTTGTTTATAGTGCAATCAAAGACGAACAACATCTAATTGAAACGATGCGTGAACCTAATTGGGTAAAACTATATGATAAGAGTTTTGTAGAGAAACTTATTCATCTAAGCAATCATTATAGTAGCATACAAAAAATGCCAGAACCAATCAATAGTATACCTAGACTAGCAATGTTCTTAGCATTACTGAGACCTGGTAAGAAACATTTGATTGGCGAGACATGGCGCGATGTTTCAAATACTGTATGGGATAAAGGTAGTGATGGATATAGTTTTAAGAAAAGTCATGCTATTGCCTATGCACAACTTGTAGTAGTTCATATGAATCTACTAGAATCAGGACATTCGTTTGACTAATGTAATAGACTTGCGTTTACTTTTACGTTTGCCTAATTCTAACATACTACATATTGGTCCATGAACTATATTAAGGCTTTTGTTATTGAAGGTTCTTAAGTAAGGTTTAAAAGGATCCCAATCAGTACGTAAGAACATATTGATAGGTACTAATCTATTAGATTCCCACCACCAAGTATCACCTAGTTCTAAAAATCGTTCACGCAATAATGCATCAATGATGGATCCATAGTCATATATAGTGGTGACTATATCATCCCTATTCTGTACGATTCCTACATAGTCTTGACCAGCGTAGGAGCAAACAGTTATAAAAGGATGATTCTCAGTTAGTTTTTTGAAAAATTCGTTGTTTATCATTATTGCCAATGCTACGTTATTTATACCCGGATCTTTCCCAATATATTATTTTATATAAATACTAGACAGGAGCCAAAATTGTACTCAACCGAAATTTATCAATATATACCCCGACAACTAGTAGTGATTGATATAGGTTCCTCACCTAGGAGATATGAAAACGTGTACGCTAAAACATTAAAACTACATAAAGGAAGTGATACTAGACTGCAATTTCAGTTCTTAAACCAAGAACAGAAACCAGTAAATATTACAGGTAAGGAAATAACCTTCAGACTTATTAGTTATGATAACTCTAAAATATTATTGCAGAAAAGTTTAGTAAACACATTATCTTTAACGGGTATTGCAGAACTTAGAACCACAGCAGACGATTTAAGTGATATTAATACTCAAAAATGTTACTATAGCCTAGAGTTACCTGACGAATTAGGATTAAGTGTACCGGGATTAGTAGATAAAAATGGTACGGGTAGGGGTGATGTTGATATTGTAAATAGTATATTCCCATCACGTATGCCAGTACAATCACTTAACATATTACATGACACTAATAACGGTGGCCCGTCTGGTGTATATAACAGTTCAACGTTAACTACACAATATAATCCTAATATTACATTACAAGTGTCATATGATGGGTATGTAGGTGTGGTAACTGTGCAAGGTTCTACAACCGGAACCTCACATTGGTATGACATAGAAGAATTTGATTATAGTGATACCATGATGCCTATGATGGGATCCGAAGGATATACTGTTACAGGTTATCATCCATATATTCAATTAAAATTTGATAGTACAGTTGGACAAGTAACCAGAATTCTTTCCCGATAATATACCAACTTACTTGTTTTTACTTACAGTTTGTGTTAAACTTGTAATATGTTTGACATCCTTACACTAATTCCTAGTAAAAAGAAAAAGGCACATAACGGTTGGATAAGTTTTAATGCAACTTGTTGTAGTAACTACGGCGGACATAGACCCGATACTAGAAGTCGTGGCGGACTGCGTATGGAAGGTCAGAACTGGGTAATGCATTGTTTCAACTGTGGGTTCAAGTGTAGTTTCACACTAGGCAAACCAATTAGTAAGAACACTAGAAAATATTTAGGTTGGATGGGCATTGATGAACTTGAAATACAACGCTGGAGTTTAGAAAGTTTACAATATAAAGACTTATTAGACTTTACAATACAAAAGAAAAAGAACAACATAAAGTTTAACACTACTCAATTACCTGAAGGTGAAGAGTTAGATGTAAATAACCCAAAACACAAAGTATACATAGATTATCTAACTAAACGCAAGATAGATATACATAACTATAGATTTATAGTTACTCCAAATGACGAAGGTCGCAACAGTAATCGTGTAGTAGTACCATACTATTACAAGAACAAAATCGTAGGCAACACTAGCAGATTTTTAGATAACAGAATACCTAAATATCTTAACAACCAGCAACCTGGTTATGTGTTCAATACTAACAAGCAAAAACAAGACTATCAAGTATGTATAGTCACCGAAGGTATTTTCGATGCAATTAGTATTGATGGTGTTGCAGTAATGCATGATGACATTAGCAACGAACAAGCAGAAATTTTAAACAGTCTAGGTAAACGTATCATTGTAGTTCCAGACCAAGATGAAGCAGGATTAAAAATGACTGACCGTGCATTGGAGTTAGGGTATAGTGTTAGTCTACCTAACTGGCACAATGACGTTAAAGATGTGAATGACGCTGTGGTAAGATATGGTAAACTACCTACATTGTTAAGCATATTTCAATATGCTACTAACAATAAGATTAAGATACAAATGCAAAAAAGAAAGATAATGAATGGTAGAAGAATATAATGTAAATGTGCAAACACTATTCTTGCGTATGATGTTGACAAACGCAGAATTATATGTAAGGGTTATGAACATAATGAACCCAGACAACTTTGATAAGAGTTTACGCCCTGTGGCTAACTTCTTCAAAGAACACATGGAGAAATATAACTTGTTGCCCGATAGCGCACAAGTTGTTGCAGTAACAGGTATAGAGATAGAACCAGTGACAGAGTTTGAGCAAGGTCACTATGATTGGTTCTTAGATGAGTTTGAGAAGTTTACACGTAGACAAGAACTAGAACGTGCAATACTAAAGAGTGCTGACCTATTAGAGAAGGGCGATTATAACCCAGTAGAGAAACTAATCAAAGATGCGGTGCAGATTAGTTTGACAAAAGACATGGGTACAGATTACTTTGCTGACCCGAGGGGGCGACTTCTGCAACTTAAAAATAATAACGGACAAATTAGTACGGGATGGCCCTGCATGGATCAGAAACTTTACGGAGGATTCAACAGAGGAGAATTGAATATCTTTGCAGGTGGTTCAGGATCTGGTAAATCATTGTTTATGCAGAACTTATCAGTTAATTGGAGTCAAGCAGGATTAAATGGTGCTTATATTTCATTAGAATTAAGTGAAGAATTAAGTGCTATGCGTATTGATGGTATGATGACTGATACTGGAAGTAAAGAAATCTTTAAGAACATTGATGATGTTGAAATGAAAGTAAAAATGCTTGCTAAAAAGTCTGGTGGATTACAAATTAAATATCTACCAGCACAAAGTACAGTAAATGACTTACGTAGTTATTGTAAAGAATTGGAAGTAAAGACTAAAAAGAAATTGGACTTTTTATGTGTTGACTATTTGGATCTATTGATGCCAGTATCAGCAAAAGTCAGCCCAAGTGACTTGTTTATTAAAGACAAATATGTAAGTGAAGAATTGCGTAATTTGGCAAAAGAATTACGTGTATTATTTGTAACAGCAAGTCAGTTAAATCGTACTGCGGTTGACGAAATTCAATTTGACCATAGTCATATTTCAGGTGGTATTTCAAAGATTAATACAGCGGATAATGTATTCGGTATTTTTACAAGTAGACATATGCGTGAAAAGGGACAATATCAATTACAATTAATGAAAACCCGTAGTAGTTCTGGGGTCGGTCAGAATATCGAATTAGCATTTGACTTAAATACCCTGAGAATCACAGACCCAGATCCAGAGGGTAGTAATAGTTATCGTCCTCAACCTCAACCCTCAGGAAATGACATTATGAGTAGATTAAAACCCAGTAGTACAGTAACTTCAGTAAATGAGAAAATCCACGAAACTATAGAACCCGGGGAGAAAAAGGTCGAGGGTTCGGCAATTAATGCAAGAATTAATACATTATTAAAGATAACTAGAAGATAAATATATGTAGGGATCTACATATATGCAAAAGAAAACTCGCAGCCTCTTAGAGGAATTGGAAATAGTCGGTAATAATCGTGACACTAAGCACATTATTGAAAGCCGTGCCCATAATATCATTACTAGTGCTATTAATCTATTAGAAATGATTAATAAGAATTATGATCCTGAAAAGGCTGCGATACTTGAACGTAAGTTATTAAATGCAATTAAAGCCCGTGACCAAGACCGTTTCTCCCGTAGTATTAGGAAGAACGATGAAGTCTAATGAATTTAAGCTTGATGAAGCTGGGGGAATCGGTATTGATCCATGGAAAGCATTAGGGTCATATCTTGGTAAAACAATAAATGGACCTGCGAAACCAGGAGTAGATCCAAATCAACAAAAAAACTTCATCAACAATTTCGTACAGCAGGTTACCAGAGATTTTCAAATTCATCCTAATTTAACATTGAATGAGTTTCTATCAATGTATTGGAGAAAAAATCAATGGGATGTAAGGAAAATAGCACCTGCATATAAAGCTAGTTTAGCCAAATCAGTAAGTGATGCAGAGAATGATAGACTTAGTACAGGTAGTTTAGAAAAACTAGGTAATGTAGTTTATCATATTGCATTAATGATGCCACCGGCTAGCAGTCAAACAAGAATGCAATCTGGACCCCAAGTGGCTGTCGCCCCTGTACAAGCTCCTACTATTGAAACAGACACAAATCAAATTATATCTAAAATTAGAAATATGAATAATACTTCTCAAGAAATTGATGATTTATTAAGTATTGCCGCAGTTACACTGATAAAATTAAGGGTGATTGCACCTAAACAATATAACAATGCTATAGCAGGTTTATTTAATAACGGCGGGAATCCTAGTGTTGCCGCGGCCACTAGTGCTATACAACAATCTACATCTAGACCAAAAAAACCTGCTGCAGAAAAAAATATGATGGCCGCCGGCGGCAGATTAGATCCTAATGATCCCAACGATGCTAATTTACTTAGAGCAATACAAAATGCGCAGGCTCAGGGTAAGTAAATTATGAATTCGATACGTGAATTAATTGAAACTCTTACAACCATCAATGCCCCTATAGCCATTCTTAATGAGGCTAAGGGCCATTTAGACCATCCTGAGGATGCTATCTTTATTGGTGGTAGTAGTTATGCACAAACAGCAGTAAACGCTATTGTGTCTACTGTACAGAATCCCAACGTAGTTACAATTAAATGGGACGGATATCCTGCAATTATCTTTGGTCGCGGACCTAATGGTAAGTTTGCTATTATGGATAAGCATATGTTTAACAAAGGTGATGGTGCTGGTCGCATTGCATATACCCCTGAATTGTTTCAGAAGTATGATGTAGACCGCGGTGTAGACCGTTCAGGATTACATCAAATATTAAATCAAATATGGAATGGATTAAGCAAAGAAGATCCTAGCCAGGGATATTATTGGGGTGATTTACTGTTCAGTCAACCATTACAAGAAAAGAATGGATTATATACATTTAAGGCAAATCCAAATGGTATCACATATACAGTAGATGCTAATAGTGATATAGGTAAATTGATGCAGAACAAAGTTGCTGGAATAGCAGTACATCAATATATTAAACCTAATGCTGTCAGTACAGATGAAGCAACTAGTTTAAATGGTAGTATAGGACAGTTAAAGAATAATAGTAATGTAGCAATTATTCCTAGTAAAATGCCTATAGAAACTAAATTAAAATATAGTGAACCTCAGAAATCTAAAGCAGACCAATTAATTGGTCAATATGGTCAAGCAGTAGACCAATTATTAGTTGCACCTCAAGGGTGTAAGAGTTATTTAAACAGTAATCTATTCACTAGTTTTATTAATCAGAAAGTACGTCAGGGTAATTTCAATAATTTACTCAAAGACTTTATGGCTTTTGCTCAAGGTAAGCAAATGACTGATGCGGTAAGAGGTAAGATGTTTGGATATGTTGATCCTGCTACAAAGAAGAAAGTGCCCGGACATTTTGAGATTAACAAGCAAGGATTGATAGGGGCATTTATGATATGGAGTGCTATCTATAATCTAAAAGGCCCTATTGTCAAACAATTAGATAAAGCAAGTAAAACTAGTCCAGTCAAGGGCTATCTACAAGACGGAACACAGACTCAAGAGGGTTATGTAGCGAACGGGTTCAAGTTCGTAGACCGTATGGGCTTTAGCCGTCAAAATCTATTAGGCCGCTAAACCAACATTTTTTTCTTCCAGGCATAAATAATAGTATGAGTATCTATATGAGACTCAAATTTTTAAAGGAAAAATATCATGGCAATTCAAACTCGTACACACGGTGACGTACTACCAGTATTCGCAATCGACACATTAGGTGGCCCTGGCTACGCTACAACAGGCGTTCCAGTTCAAATCGCTGGTCCAAAGTTAGAGTTCTTCTCTTTAGACTTAGGTGCTGATGCAGCAGGTCAATTAGGTACAGGCGGTGCAGTTGAAGCAGTTATCCGTTGTATCACTCAATTGGCAACCACACACTTCTATCAAGTAGAAGCAAGTTCAGGTGCAATGTCTATCGCTGTTTACCCAGTAGCTGCATGGACAGCAGGTACATTACAAACTGCTATCCAAGGATTAGGTACAGTTAACACTTATGACTTGTCTGGTGCTACTGTTGCTAACAACGGTTTCAAACTAGCATAATTTTAGTTTAACGACTATAAAAGGACCCTAGATTTTCTAGGGTTTTTTTACCTCTGTTAAATACTGTATGAGTTTTAAATTAAAGTGCTATACATTATTTGATATAACAAAGACAGGGAATATACACCGTAAACCCCCTATCAATGGCACTCCAGAACAAACTAAACGTTGGGAAAAAACTAGAAATACACAAACTAATTTTGATACAATAATACAAGTATTATCATTACGTAGCCAGCCCGAAGATATTACAGACCCTGTACAAGAAATCATATTATTTGACACTAGTTTAGATATGTTCGGTTTCTTATTTGACAATGAGGATGTTGCAACATCATGTTGGTCATTTATTGTTTCTATACCGCATAATAAAGTATATGATGATGGGATAAATGAATTGGGGAATTTATATAAAGACTGTGACGGAGTACCCATGATTAAAGTAGGATCTGAATGGGAAAAACTACCTAACTTTTTAGACACTACCCCTGAATTAAAGAACATACATTTTGAGGTTATAAATGATGAATGAAAAAAGAATGTTTAAGATACTTAAACGTATACTAGACAAAGACAATATTGGACAGATTAAAAAACATATTATCTACCCAGATGAAAATGGATATATTATGTACGATGAATATCTTATTAAAACACTAAGATCCGGAGATTATGTCATAGAGAAGTTTAATACATATACCGTTAAGAAATTCAATAGTTTACGTAACGCAGTTATGTGGGCCACACTAGATAAATCCAATAAAATTATGTATGCTAGGAAAGTAGAAGAATTGGATATATTATTGGCAAGTACTGACTCACATATCCAATTACAGCAACAATTATTAAAGTCTAGAACAACTACAGATACTATGGGTCTAGCATACACTAAGTTGAACGAGGAAGTACTAAAAAAGACCAACATTGTACGTGAATTGGACGATTACGCAAGTATGTCCAATACATTACAGGATCAGCAATTTAATAAACTGACAAAATAATTGAACCAAAGATAAATATATTATTAGCACTCTAGGAAGAACTATGAAACTAAACGAACTTAACAACAAACCAACTTTAAATGCAAAACGTGCATTGAAGGAACATTTCAATACCAACTTAAACGTTGACGGATTGGGCATCTACGATACAAAGCGTATGTTGTCTAAAGTCAAGGGTTTAATGTCTGAATTGAAAGAAAGCAGTAAGAATGTTCCTACTGAGCAAAACCCAAGTTACATGAAACTAATGTTCATGGAACAAGCATTGACACATCATTATGGTGAGTTGAAGACTCTTCCAATGTACAATCCTAAGATTGTATTAGAGAATGAAGAAGTTGAAAAGTCACAAGTTGTATTAGCAGCCAATGAAATGATTGACGAAATGCAAAAGATGATTGAATCTGTAAGTGATATGCTAGTAAAAGAATTACCAGCAGTTGTACAAGGTGTCAGTTCAGAGTTTGGTACAAGTGAAAGCGAACAATTCGAAAGTCAAGTGACTGAAGCATTAACTTCATTACAAGCCGCATTAACACAATCTAAGACTGGACTACGTTCAGCATTAGGTGTTATCACAGGTGAGGGTGGTGGATTCGGTGATGAAATGGGTATGAATGGTGAGATGGGTGAATTGCCTGCTGAAGAACCTGCTATGGATGGCGAAGAAGATTTAGGCATGGGTGGTGGAGAAGATTTAGAGATGCCAGAAGAGCCAGAAGAAGAAGTACCTGGATTAGGCAGATCCACTCGCTAAAATGAGACTGTTTGAATTCGCTGATGATGACCCGTTACGTGTCAGTCTAACTGCTGTTGCAAGTTATTTAGAATCACGTTTCAAGGGTCATAATCAAAACTTACCAACAGAACTTTTCTTAAAGATATTAAGAAAGCACGATGTTCCTGTTGATAAGAATGACTTGTTTGATATAGTCAAAAAAGAACCTCTTAGTAATATCATTGCCGATGTAAATGATAAAGAAGTTATCTTTAAAGGTCAAGAACCTGAAATGGATAGTCAAGAACAAGAAGTAGGGGATAATCAAAAGACTCTACAACAAATGGCAAGCAAACAAGCAAACAAACCTAACCCATTAGGATAACATGGCATATAGTGACAAAGTTATAGACCATTATGAGAACCCACGAAATGTGGGTTCCTTTGCCAAGGATGAAGAAAACGTAGGCACTGGTATGGTAGGTGCACCCGCATGCGGTGATGTAATGAAACTACAGATTAAAGTAGAGAATGGAATTATTACAGATGCAAGATTTAAAACATATGGATGTGGATCGGCAATTGCAAGCTCCAGCCTTGTTACAGAGTGGGTTAAAGGGAAGTCCCTCAATGAGGCAGAACAAATTAAAAATTCAGAGATTGCAGAAGAACTTGCACTGCCTCCCGTTAAAATCCATTGTAGCATCCTTGCGGAGGATGCGATTAAAGCAGCAGTAACTAACTATAAAGAAAAATATGGTACACTTAACTGAGGTTGCAGTTAATAAAGTTAAACAATTAATAAGTAAGAAACATTGTCAAGGTATACGCATAGGTGTACGTACTACAGGTTGTAGTGGTTTAGCATATGTATTAGAATATGTTAAAGAGATAAAATTCGATCCATTTGATGAACGTATAAGTTATCCTGAATTTACTATATTAATATCTAATAAAGATATGCTATATCTAAAGGGTATGAAAATAGATTATCTACGTAATGGGTTGAATGAAGGGTTTGACTTTAAGAATCCTAACGAACGGGATCGTTGTGGGTGCGGAGAATCATTTAGAGTTTGACAAACGCATACATTCGTAGTATAATAGATAAATGTACAACCCAAACAAATATAATTATCAACCAATGGAGCGTGTAACAATCGACGGTAAACGTAGATATGCTACACCAGACGGTGAAAAACTCCCCAGTGTTACTACAGTATTAGATGCTACTAAAAGTGAAGAAAGTAAACAAGCATTAAACAATTGGCGCAAGCGTGTAGGAACCGCACAAGCACAAGCAATTACTACAGAGGCTGCAGGTCGTGGAACACGAATGCACAAGTATATTGAAGACTATATTAAGAACGGTGTTCTTAGTGACCCCGGTAGTAATCCATACAGTATTCAAGCACATAAAATGGCACAACAAATCGTTAATAACGGTTTAGTTAAATGTAACGAATACTGGGGCACAGAAGTTCCGTTATACTTTCCTAAGGTCTATGCAGGTACTACTGACTTATGTGGTGTGCATGATGGATCTGACTGTATTATGGATCATAAGCAGTCTAATAAATTCAAAAAACGTGAATGGATCGATGATTACTTTGTTCAATTAGCCGCTTATGCTAATGCACATAATGAAGTTCATGGTACAAAGATACGTAAGGGTGTTATTTTTATGTGTACTGCCGACGTAGTATACCAAGAATTCATCATTGAGGGTAACGAATTTGACAAATATAGTGACATGTGGTTTAACAGATTGGAGCAGTACTACTCGCAATTTGTATAAATACTACTATGGCCATAGTACAAATCTCCAAAATACAAGTTCGCACCGGTGCTCATTCAGACTTACCCCAATTAGATATTGGTGAATTAGGTTTTGCAACAGACACCAAAACAGTTCACATAGGTAATGATCCTATTATGGATCCACCTGTAGGACATCAACCTACACTAACTCAAATATTAACAGATAGCCCAGACTGTATTATCAATGCTAGTCAAGTTAGTGGCATACTAACTATACCAGTACAGAACCTTAAAGTTCTTGGTGGTACTAATGGGCAATTTCTACAAACGGATAGTACAGGTAATTTAAGTTGGGCAACTGACGGTGGTGGTGGTAGTGGGTCTCCCGGTGGTGTATCAGGACAAATTCAATTTAATGACGGATCTGGATTTGCCGGTGACAATGGTTTAACGTATGATAG